GACGGTTTTCAGCCGGAAGCGCCGTAGTGAGATGTTCGGCGCGCAGTACCTGCATCAGCCGATTCCCGGCCTCACCGAGGGCGAAGGACAGAGCATCAGCTATCGTCTGCGCGGAACACCAGAGCAGTACGCGCGTAAGGTCTATGAGGGCGGTATGGATCCCTCCAGGACCTCCCCGGTCATCCTTCATCGGAATCACCAGGCCTGGGATATCCGGAGCACCTACTATCGAGCCTGGGATCTATACTCCGACCGTATCGTCAGCATGAAGATCGAGCCCAGCGGAATGACCGACTTCATCCGGCAGTTCGACTTCGTCGTGTCAACGGTCCCGGCTCCGGCGATCTGCAACCAGACGTGCGGCGATGTCCACCAATTCCGGACACAGAAAGTGTGGGCCGTGGGGGATGCGCCTGAGCGTGGAGTCTTCTGTCCCATCACCGTGCCGCCCTGGACTGTTGAATGCAACGGTGAAGAGACTCCGCGCTGGTACCGCGCTAGCAACGTCTTTGGCTACAAGACGGCCGAGTGGCCCGGTGATAAGGCCCCTCCTATCGAGGACATAGCGGCCGTGGAAAAGCCGATCGGCACCAACTGCGACTGCTGGCTGGGCAAGAACTTTATGCGTGCCGGTCGGTACGGCACATGGTCGAAAGGCGTACTATCACACCAGGTCTACTATGATATAGTTGGGGGATTCTAATGACGACTGCTGATCTTACGCTCGGCTTCGTTGCTCTGAGCGACTTCCTATATCGCATGGAGCGCGGGGTTGTGGCGCTTCTGGAAATGTTAATGCATGACCTGGTGGATGTCGCTATTTGGGTCTGGCGGGACAGTATGCGCCGTAGGGATCGGAGACCGGGGGCGCACCGCGTAGGCGAGCGTGATCTGACGGTCTGGGATATCTACCACCGAATGACCGATACAGAGCTGGCTGAATCCGGCTGGAGGCTGGTGCGGACTCCAGGAGCGCACAGAGACCTTCGTGGCTGGCGGTACGCACCAGCTACCTGGAAACAAATCCCCGTATGGGAGGCCGAACGCGAGCACGCCGCTGAGAGTTTCGCCGAGGAGCAGTACTGGAGGAATGTCGTGGAGCGCCTAATGGGTGACATCCAGTATATGCTCGAACACCCGCCGGAGCCCGAATCTCTTCACGGCTGCAAAGACTGTCTGTGCGGGCTGGTGCCTGCATGATGCGTATGAACGGGCACGGGATCCCGGTGATAGCGCTCGATATTGACGGGACGCTCGCTGACTACCATAGCCATTTCCTTTCCTTCGCCGCCAATTGGATCGGGAAGTCCATGCCGCATCCTATGGAGATCAATCCCGGGAAACGGCTTTCTGAATGGATGGGAGTCGAGCATTCGGTATACCAGGAATGCAAGCTAGCCTTCAGGCAGGGCGGGCTGAAGCGGTTCATGCCCGCGTATGACGGAGTTGGGGCGCTTACCCAGGGGATTCAGCAGGCTGGTGCACAAGTGTGGATCTGTACTACCCGCCCATACCTCCGCCTGGACAATATCGACCCGGACACGCGGGAGTGGCTGCGACGCAACAACGTACTGTACGATGCCGTGCTTTTCGGTGAAGACAAGTACGCCGAGCTAGACCGGCAAGCCGGAGAGCGGGTCATGGCGGTATTTGATGATCTCCCGGAGCAGTGCACCGCTGCCTCAGAGCTGGGGTTTGAGGTCTGGGTGCGTGATCAGCCTTACAACCGACACTACGCGGATCTGGGGGAGAGTCGCCGGGTGTTCTCCTGCTACGAGATGCTACAAGTGATTCGTGACAACATAGGTCCGTGGAGGAAACGAAATGAGCACTAGAGAAGAGCGCCAGTACATCGGTGCCAAGTTGATGCCGGAGCTGAAGCGCGCCTTCGAGCTATGGGCGAAGGAGTATCAGCAGGAGCGTGACTTGGGGAAGCTCGGGGAGTTCGCCAGCCTCTACCGCAAAGCCCGCAAGCTCAAGACACTCCTTTGGGACAAGCAGGAGAGCGCGCCGAATGAATGGCGCGAAGACGAACGTACCATCATCATAGAGGTCATCGCTCACGGCCTGCTGATGCTCACGGATCTCGACAAGGAGCGCGGAGCCTTCAAAAAGTTCCTTGAAGAGGTGGACGAAGATGAGGATATTGAAGACGGGCTAACCGAAGGTCTGCGGGCAGTTGCCCGTACCAGACGTGAACACTGGGAGGGCAGGAAGAAGCCAGTCCGGGCACGGCCGAAGCCATGGCCAAAGGTCGATGGCAATAATGGGTGAGGTGGACGAGTCCGGGCTGATCGATCTGTGGGAGGAGATCGAGCAGGATCCTGCATTTGCGCACCTCCGGACCCCGGGGATCAGTCTGGTGCCCGGAATTGGCTCCTACCGGCCTTTGGCCATGGTTGTAGGCGAGGCCCCAGGAGCCACAGAGAACAGCCGTAGGGAGCCATTCTGTGGGGCTAGCGGGCTGGTCCTGCATCAGCTCATGGCTTTGGCCGGACTCCGGGTGCACTGGTTCGGGCGGCAGACCGGCGTGCGAGTCCCGCCGGGGTGCGCCGAGGGGATCCGGCCGAACGTCTGGCTGACGAACGCGATCAAGTACCGACCGCCAGGCAACCGGGCGCCAAACGTCGGAGAGACGCTAGCGGCACAGCCCTACCTCCGGCGAGAATGGTATCTGATCGGTCGTCCTCGGCTTATCGTCTGTGTCGGCTCGACCGCAGCGAACACGCTCAACGTGCACACGCCTTCGGTGATGATGAAGGGGGAGCTTTACCGGCTTCGAGACAATAGGACCTGGGTTTCTTACCAGTACCACCCGGCTTTTGGGCTTAGGGGCGGCGAGAAGCGCCAGGAGATGCTAGAGCGGCAGTGGGAGCACATGGGGGCGATGATTGTGGAAATGGGGAAGGAGCTACGGTGGGATACGTGATGTTCAGCGACGGTGACATAAGCGGCCTGATGGACCGATACCAGGACCAGACAGCGAAGGCTGAGTATGCATCCATGGCCTGGGAGGCCAGGAAGACTTGGCTCGAAGAGTACATAAAGGCGAACATAGCCAACTATCAAGGGGTTGATGCGCGCCGGAAGAAAATCAAGGGTGACGAGAAGCTGAGCGACGCCATGGACAAGTACAACTGGCATCGACGCGAGGCCGGGCGCCTTCTCGGCATGGTTCAGATGGAGGCAACACTCCGGCAGCTCTATCCTGACAAGGTGCAGGCCAGTGCTGAGTGACCGGACGATAAGGGAGATGATGAAGAAAGGCGACATCATCATCTCCGGCGAGCTAGACCAATCGCAGATTCAGCCTGTGAGCATAGACCTCCGCCTTGGCGGGTTGCTCGATGAGGACGAGGAGCTATTCGCCACTGAGTGTGCAGAGGTTCCTTCCTATGTGATGCCTCCGGGGCAGTTTATGCTCGGTTCGACCCTGGAGCGGGTCGGCCTCTCCTCCAACATTGTCGGCCAGGTCCATGGGAAGTCTACACGTGCGAGGCAGGGACTGGTTGTCCATGCCGCCGGATTGGTTGACCCCGGCTTCAACGGCGAGCTAACCCTGGAGATATTCAACATGAGCAGCGCGCCGGTCATACTTGAACACGGTATGCTGATATGCCAGATAACATTTGAGCTACTGAGCACTACTCCAGAGCGTCTGTACGGGGATCCCCGTCTCAACTCGCATTACCAGGGTCAGAAGGGCCCAACTCCGGCGGTGCTGTGGACATGAGGCAGATGTGGGGTGGCCCAGGACACGGAAACGTCGTATCGTCCTCGGAGGATTCCTTTGCATACCACGAGTTGACTATGATGTGGCTGGACGGACCGACCCGAGCGCCTAGCGAGAACCTGTGCACTGGGTACTACCGCTGGAGCCACCATCGTCGGATGTACATCTGGGACGGACCGGGCGCCGACGGCGACACTATCGAGAGGCTGAGGCTGGAATGACCGTTGTCATATTCATGCAGGATCCCCGCGATACCCTGAAGATGATCCGGGAGAGTCTGTGTGTCGCCCAGTCTGCTATCGGGCAGCTTCCCTCGCCACTGGATGACAAGAGCCACATCGATCGATTGCAACGCATGATCAATGAAATCGATCGGCAGCGGCCTCTCGGGCCAGACGGTAAGCACGGCAAGCGGCACACACTTCTTTGCGGCTGCGAGGACAGGTGAGATATTTCTTCTGGGGTGGTTTCTTCGGCGGCTTACTCGTAGGGATTGGGATTGGTATGATGATCACTGGGCAGGTGTTCTGCAAATGAGATTCATCTTGATCTCGCTGAGGGCGATAGCTGCCTATTGGGAAGTATGCCGTGACTGTGGCCACAAGCGTTGCCCTTCATGGACTTGGGCCGATCCCGAGATGGACCACAAGGGCTGGTGTGGCAAATGAAGTTCGTCTCGACCCATCACCACACAACATTCTCCTACCAGGATGGGCACGGGACTCCCGAGGATCACGTTAAGCGGGCTGCCGAGCTAGGCATGACGGCTATCGCGAGCACCGAACACGGCAACGTCTCTAGCCACGTCGGCATGGAGAAGGCCGGGAAGAAGTACGGCGTGAAGCCTATCTTCGGCCTTGAAGCCTACACGGCGCTTCGGCCGGACTCCAACAGGAAGTTCCACCTAACCATCCTGGCCATGGACGAGATTGGATACCGAAACCTTAACCAAATCGTTACCACATCATGGGAGGACTTCCACCGTTGGCCCACAGTCTCCGGCCGGACCCTCGCCGCGCACCACGAGGGGCTGATAGTACTTTCGGGTTGTTCTGATAGCCTGCTGTCTTGCTCTCTGCTGGGCGGGAAGGACATCCCCGAGGAGGAGGCCAGCTGGGACCGGGCGATCACGTATGCCGCGAAGATGAAGGCGCTACTGGGGGACCGGTTCTACTTAGAGTGCCAGATGTTTCCCGGGCTAGAACGCACACGAAAGCTCAACCCGGCCTTCGAGGATATGGGGAAGAAGCTCGGGATCCCGCTCGTGGCGACAGCCGACGTTCACACAGTCCGCCCGGGGGACAGCGAGCTACGAGCGCTGCTGCATGCTGCTGGTCGAGGGAATAACACTATCGCGCAGCAGCTTTCTTCTTGGGAATATGATGTGCCGGACTACACGCCGCTCTCAGACAAGGCGGTGTATCGGGCGATGCTCGGGACTGGCCTTAGCGCCGAGGCAGCGCGGGAAGCCTGCCGCTCGACCATGGAGATAGCGGATCGTTGCAACGTCGAGCTTCCGAAGGCTAGGCAGTTCCGCTACCCGGTAGCCGATCCGGTAGTGGAGCTTTGGAGCTGGCTTCGGGAGGGCTGGAGGTTTCGGGTAGCGCAGGGTAACCGGCGCATGACCGAACGGAGGGAGCAGTATGAGTCACAGATCCGTATGGAGATGGAGCGCATTCTGGAGAAAGGATTTGAAAGCTACTTCCTTCTGGCCTCTGACCTTATCAAGTTCGCGAAATCACAGGGGATCGCTGTGGGTCCCGGCCGTGGGTCCTCGGCAGCATCGGTTGTCTGCTATCTCCTCCGTATCACCGAGCCAGACCCGCTCGCGTTTCCTCTTACAGACTTTTCTCGCTTTGTCGATCCGACACGCGTTGACCTCCCGGACATCGACACAGACTTCGACGACACGCGGCGGCATGAGGTTCGTGAGTACGCGGCGAAGAAGTTCGGCCGGGCCAATACCGGTAACATTGCTACCTTCACGAAGTACAAAGGGAAAAACTCGCTAGACGACGTTGGCCGGGTACACCGGATCCCTCGCAACGAAACCGAGATCATCAAGTCCATGGTCGTGGAGCGCTCCGGGGGCGACTCGCGAGCCGACGCTAGCCTAGAGGACACGCTGGCGATGTTCCCTACGGCCCAGGCTGTAGTTGATCGGCACCCCGCCCTTCGGCAGGCGATCCGCTTGGAGGGCAACTACAAGGGTATGTCCGTACATGCCGCCGGACTGGTGATTTCCGACCGCCCCATTAGCGAGATCTGCGCCATGTATACACGCGAGGACAAGAAGGCCGGAGAGGGAGCACCTAAGCTCACGGCCGTCTCGGTGAACAAGTATGACGCGGAGTATCTGAAGCTTATGAAGTTTGACCTCCTGGGGCTCTTGACCATGGGGACCATCAACGCAATCCTAGGCATGATCGGCCGGGACCTGGACTGGCTGTATGCGCTAACCTACGATGACCCCGAAACTATCGAAGCCTTTAGGAGAGCCGATGTCGTTGGAATCTTTCAGTTTGAGGGGCGGGCAACCCGCCTGGTCTGCCGAGACATCAAGCCCGACAACTTCTTTGATCTCATCGATATCAACGCGCTCTCTCGACCTGGGCCGCTCTTCTCTGGCACTACTGCTGAGTACATCGACGTTAAGCATGGCCGACGCGCGCCCACGCGAGTACACCCGATCATTGATAGAATCGCTCAGGGAACCCGAGGACAGATCATCTACCAAGAGCAGATTCTCCATGCCCTGGCTGACTTCGGCGGTCTATCAGTTCAGCGGGTGCACGAGATCCGGCGCATCATATCACAGAAGCTAGGCGAGGCACAGTTCAACACCTCAGCAAAGTCCTTCGCAGACAACGCCATCAGGCTTCACGGCGTCACCCGGGAAACGGCGATGAAGGTATGGGAACGTGTGGTTACGTCGGCCTCTTATGCATTCGTGTATTCCCACTCGTTGTCTTATACCATCATCGGATACTGGTGTATGTATTTCAAGGTCCACCACCCGGCCGCTTTCTACGCAGCTCAGCTCAGTAAGATTAAGAAGGAGAAGTGGCCTCGCCTGATCCGTGATGCGGAGTCCCACGGCGTCAAGGTCCACGGCGTACGGCCGGGACTCTCCGGCCTAGACTGGACCATAGTTAACGAGCATGAGATAGCTGCGGGCTGGCTTTCGCTGAACGGCGTTGGCCCCTCGAAGGCCAAGGCGATAGTGGACTACCTAGAGCATAATAAGATTCAGTATGCCGATGACCTATTGAACGTCAACGGGATCGGCCCGGCGATCCTTGAGAAGATGCGTGACCAGATTGAAGGCGACGATCCGTTTGGCCTGCGGGCGGTAGAGCGTGCTCTGGAATCTGTCCGCCGGGATATCCGGACTGGGCAGATACCTTTGGCCCCGCCCACGGTCCGTAGCGACGGCATCCTAGACCTCCCGGCGGACAGAGAGGTCATCTGGATAGGTATGGTCCGGCTTAAGGAATTCAAGGACTATGTGGAGGATGAGCGAGCGCGCTCCGGGAAGGACCCCGACACCATCAGGGCCGAGATGTGGATGCCCGAGATGACAACCTCCTGCGTATTGCACTGCGGCGACGACGGTGAAGAGGATGTGTACGCGCGGATCAAACGGCAGGACTTCTACAAGTTCAAGGCTGGTCTGGAAGCCCTGCGCGTGGGGCGGGACGTTATCTGGATCAGGGCGCTGAAGTCACGCAGTGCGTTCGGGGCAAGCCTTTACGTCAAAGAGCTTGTCGTCATAGAACCCGATTAGGGAGAGAGAATGTCTGTAGGTACAAAGTTCAGAAACTTCACCGTAGTTGCGGCTCTGGCTGTCGCGGCGTTTGGTATCTGGCTCAACGACCCTTCGAAGTGGGCGAGGCCCGAGCACACTGCTGCCGTGACGGTATTGTGGCTCCCCTCCCCTGCTGACAAGGACAACCGCATTCACGTGGTCGTGCGGGTCGGAGGGGAAGTGGTGCATGACAAGCTGGAATGGGTTGCGCCGTTCCACCGCGCCTGGCCGATCAAGGGCGGGCAGCGAGTCGAGGTGACGGCAACGCTGAAGGGAGTAAAGATTGCTTCCACACTCGGTTGCACGGCAACGATTGACGGGGTGCCTGATCACGATCCGGTAGCCATTGAGGGGCCTATCCCGGGAAGCTTCGTGACCTGCTGGGCGATTGCCTAGCGGCAGTTCAATCCGATCGGATAGGTTTACCACATGGGTATCGATAGGGATGCAATCTTCACTCCGGTTCGCGGGGCCAATGTCGTGATCGGAGCCATACACCCTGAGGGGCAACGCGAGACGCGCTGGACTGTGCGGCTAGACGACCAGCTGCTGTGGGTGCCGAATCAGCGGCAGACTGATCTATGGCAGTTCAGCCTTACCGGACACGTCACTGACTCGCAGTTCTTCGCCTCGATCGATGAACGGCTGAAGAACCAGCGTGACTCGATCGACCGGATGCTGAGGCACCTCAAGCAACACTGCCCGCAGCTGTTGGGACAGGGCTCGTGCGAACATATGCCAGTGTAATCCCTATCCCACAAGACGACACCGCCGGGGCGATGCTGTTCTTCGGTATCGCCCTGGTTATCTTTGGCATAATGATCGTGATAGCTGCGGTCTTCTTCAACAGGAGGAACAAGTGAGAGAACCGGATTGGCTCCGAGAACACCGAGAGGGCCGTGAGTACTGGAATCACTCCCCTATCTACACAAGACACTACATGCAAAATCATCCGCCGAAAGCTGCTTTCCTGCGGGATGTCTCCTTCAACAACCACGAGACAAACGACGGCACGCACGTATCTCCGTATGACGGCGGACGGGTTCTCGTGGGTCTCGATGATCTCCAGGTCCGGCTGATACAGGGGGTTGACGAGCAGAAGTTCAAAGAGGTCCTCTCGCGGACTCTTCGTGCGACTACCGGGATCGGATATGACGAACCGATCCAGCCGGAGGAGTGGCAGGAGATGATGCGGGGAGGGCTGCAATCCGCCCTGGAGACTCAAGTTGTCGTGTTCGAAGTGATAGGGGCCTCACGCGCCCTCACACATCAACTTGTCCGCACGCGCAGAGCAGGGTTCCACCAGCAGTCCCAGCGGGCCACGTGGTACGGGGACAAGCCGAACGTCCGCTGGCCCGAAAGCATCGTCAACCCGGACGGAGGCCGCAACAACGAATCTCTGGCCGTTCTGAGAGCATGGGAGGACGCACAGGAAGCTGCTTGGAATGCGTACAAGCTCGCCTGCGACGCTGGCGTGAGCTACCAGGACGCAAGATTCATCCTCCCCGAGGGGACCGTCAACTACATCGTCTGCGAGTACTCAATCCGTGAGTTCCTAGCCGTGTACTCCTATCGCGCTTGTTCAATGTTCATGTGGGAGATGGTGGGTGCTGTCCGTGAGATGGGTCGTATGCTCGCCGAGGCTCACCCCTTCCTTGCCCCATACATCAAGATCTCTTGCGAGAAGGGCAGCGACTGCTCGCGCTGTAAGGGGACGGGATATCTCTATCCTGATGGCACGGCTGAAGACACCGCGCATCTCAGCGAACCCCGTATCGAAGGCGCCCACATCGATTGCCTCTCATGCAACGGGATCGGCTCGCTGGACCGGCGGTGCACCTTCCAGGGGTGGGAGAATGTGGAGGGGCAGTGCGACTTTCCCTGGGCCAAGCAGAACAACCGCACATTCCTCCCTGACCCTAAGTTCCGGATAGGAGCGAATTAGAATGCAAGGTACAGAAATGCTGCTGCAGGAAGCCGAGGACCGGCGGAAGGCCATGGCTGAAGAGCTGAACAAGGCCCGTCGCCGCATCGGCGCTCTGGAAGACGATCGAGTGCGCCTGATCGAGGGTATGGCCGAGATGTTCCCGGCTTCGAACTGGACGATCCGTGATGATGTGGATTTCGACCAGGCTACCAAGGAGACTGTTTCCTCAGTCCTTTCACAGGTCCGGCATCTGCAGGAAGCTCTCAAGGGGGCCGAGGAAGCTCGGCTGGCCGGTGAGAAGAAACTGGCTGAGGTACAGGGGATCCTGGATGAGACGAGGCAAGCTGCGGGGGTCGCTATTGCGATGCAGACGATGCGTGCGGCGACGGCTCGCGGATTCCTAGACGCCGAGGTCATGGCGGCAGCCTGGTTCGACTCGTACTGCGACTATTGGAACGCCAAGGGGAATCCGAGTCAGGTCGGGAAGTGGTCTGATCTCAATGTCGATGGCCAGGCAGAGCTGATCGCAATCGCCGAGCGTGTGCGCGCGAAGTTTGACGCAATGCATGAGTCGAAGATGAACGATCTCGACGGCATCGCAGCAGAACTTCTCGCCGAAGGTGACGTCATCTACAACCTGGTGCAGCGCATGGACGAGTTCGCTGTGCTTCTGCGGAACGTCTGGAGTGACGTCTTGCTGCCGACTATCCGCAGGCTCCACGCGCTCGGAATCGACTTCATCCCGCCGGGCACCATCGTCCACGGAGTCACCGCCTCCAATCATCCGCACAGGCCGGACTGACATGAGCGAGCGGACGCGGGTTATCCTCTTCTTTGTAGCGCTCATCATCGGCACCATAATCATGGTAGCAATCTCGAAGTCTCATTAGGGCTGTGATGAAGTTCCAACCGCTGCACTCTCCGGAAGATCTCGACTCTCCATTCAATCGTGGCGTCGGGTTCGCGATCTCTGTAGGGAGTGCAGCGGTTCTCTGCTATATCACATTCCCCCTGATCATGCTCGCTCTCAAACTGATTGGACTGTAATGGATCTGAACGTTCTTGGCGCACAGATACACGCCGACAATATCCGTAAGGGCTTCTGGCCGTCTGAAGGTACCCGTGATCCGCTGGGCGTGATCGCGCTAATCCACTCCGAGGTTTCCGAGGCCTTGGAGGAGATCCGGGACGGCCGGATGACTCCGTCGTTCGCCTGGAAGGCAACGAAAGAAACGACAGGCCCCAGCCTAGAGTTCAGAGAGGGCGGCTTTTGGACTGTGGGTGATTACCCGAGGCCGGTTACGGATGACGAGTTGATCGGCTGGGGGTACGCCATGAAGCCGATAGGGCTCCCGAGCGAGCTAGCCGACATAATCATCCGCGTACTGGACGCTGCAGCGGCATGGGACATCGACATCGTCGAGGCTATCCAGATCAAGATGGCGTACAACGCTACTCGCGACAGGATGCATGGGAGGAAGATGTGAGCGGAGTGCGAACACTGGAGGAGATCCGCGCCGAGCACGGAGAGTCGGTGCACGGATTCGTGCTGATGGTTACCGGTGCGATTATTCCGGGAGCTTTGGCCTCAGTGATCGGGGCTGCGATTCAGGAGCGTGTAGACGAGGTGATGACGGCGATCGAGCAGGACTACCCGGAAGGCGTAGAGCTCACCGGCCTAGCGCTACGGGTCGAGACCGTCGATGCCTACCAGAAAGCCGGTCTGCCTAATGGCTGATGAGTTGCTGATATGGCATGTGATTCGTCTCCACCGTGTCCATAGGCTCCCGTCCTTCGCAGCGTTCCGCTGGCGCTGCCGGACATGCCGTAGGGCGTACGGAGCACGGTGATGTGGGTGTGGAAGGTGCTGTGGCAGAGCAAGAAGACAAGAGCCTGCCTGATATTCACCACATCTAGCATCAGCGTAGGGGCCAGATACTGGCCGGGGGTTAGCGACTGGGAGATATACCCATTACCATTTCTGATATACCGCTTGAACAGGGACTTATGATGCCAGATGAGTTCGACTCATTTGTGGAGCCGGTGAAGGTCCGTATGGGCCAACCGGCTCCTGTCCTCCCGGGGGACTTTGGAGTGATAGATAAAGATGTATCGACCACAATGTGGTTCGATCCCGGCGTGGCCGTAGGCTGGTGCGTGATATCGGTGTGGTCGATTGCTTTGACAGACATACGCTTCCGCCTACTATCCAACCTAGTGGCCTGGTCTGCGGGGGAGTATCGCGGCACCGAGGACCAGGTTGTTGACCAGATGTTTGATCTGGTCGAGGCCTGGGAAGGGAATCTTGGCTCGGTGGGTCTAGAGGATTTCATCCTGCGCCAGTTCTCAATGGGGCGGGAGCTACTAGCGCCAGTACGCGTCACTGCTAGGTTCGAGGACCGAATGTATGTAGCCAACAAAAGTGGGCTTCTCGTTCCTAAACAGCAACCCTCTCTCGCTATGTCTATGGTGACTGATGAACGCCTGAAATTGTGGCAGCTATACAACTACACAACCGGTAAGCCGCATGCGCGCGACGCTCTGAGGCATGGCCTTACCTACCTACGCAGGATGAAGACTGTTGGCGCTGCTGTGGCAGGGTAGGATTCTCTAATTCGATCGGATTGGGGCTGATGATGGCGCGTCCGCTGATAGGACCGAAGGTACAAACCCAGGTGCCTCATGTAGTGAAGGCCTGGGCGAAACGAAGAGCGGAGAAGGATGGTCTCGACGAAGCGGCGGTGATCCGCGAGCTTGTGCTGGCGGGCTACGAGGTAATTGTCAACCCGGAACCGTCTGAGGGTGAGGCGTGAGTGGGCCTTACGCGCTCGCAGCCGCAGCCTATCTGGAATCTGGTTGGTCGCCGGTCCCGTTTCCGGCGAAGAGCAAATTCCCTCCTGCTGACGGATACACGGGCGCAAACGGTAAGAATGTCGATGAGCTGACGCTGAAGCGCTGGACCTCCGGCCGGGGGAAGGCTACAGCCGGGAAGCTCGCCTGGGTCGCCGCAACAGGAAACATAGGCCTACGACTCCCGCCGATCGTGCTCGGGATCGACGTGGACATGTATGAGGGCAAAGCCGGTGCGGCTACCTTCGCGAAGGCCAAGGAGGCCTGGGGTCCGCTCCCGCCCACATGGTACACGTCTTCGCGGCGCGACGGCTCGGGTATTCGGCTGTTCAAGATTCCAGCGGGTCTAGCTTGGCCGGGGAAGCTACCCCAAGGGGGTGGGGTCGAGCTGATCCGCTGGGATCACCGGTATGCGATGGCTGGGCCGTCGCTCCATGACAAGACCGGCGAGGAATATCTGTGGTGGGTTGAAGACGCTGCGCTGGCCGAGGTGACGGAGGACGTCAGCTGTGAGTGGGGGCTGATCTCGCCGGAGGAGTTCCCGGACGTTGACCAATTGCCGGATCTACCACAGGAGTGGATCGACGGCCTGACGTCCGGGAAGGTGTGGAGCGAGCGCGCCGCGAAGGACATGGACCCCGACGACGTACGGCTGTGGCTGAGTGACCGGAACGGGCCGGAGCTGTGCTCGACCATGCGCACCACGCTATCGAAGTATGAGCGGCTAATCCGACAGGCTAGCGACGACGGAGGGACGCATGACGAAGGAAGAAATGGGGCCTGGGCCCTACTCGGCGACGCGCACGCCGGACACAGCGGCGTTGAGAAGGCGCTCGGAAAGCTCCGCAAGGTGTTCATTGCCTCCGTCGTGTCGCGCCGGGGTGACAAGCGTCTGGCTACTGAGGAATGGTCTCGGGTTGTCGTCCGAGGAGTCCAGAAGGTTGCTGCAGAAGGCGAGGCGGATGGTGCAGATCTTTGCGGCCTTCTCAAGGACAACAATGCTAGCGGAAATCAACAGCGCACGGGCAGCAGCCATCTCACCTTCGCGCGGACCGACGCGGGCAACGCTGAACGGCTCGCCACAGCGCATCGCGGAGAGCAGCTGTACGTTGACGGAACCTGGTACGTGTGGCGCCCGGACGAAGGCCGCTGGAGCGCGGACCGCGACGGCACCGTCAACCGCCGCGCTATTGCGGTGGCCCGAGGGGTACTGAATGAGGCGGAGTACCTAGCCGAGGAGGATCCTAAAGAGTATGCAGAACTGAAGAAGTTCGCCCGCGCGTCGGAGAACGTGGGGAAGCTAAGGGCGATGGTAGATGTGTGCGCGGACCTGTCGGGGATGACGGCTGCGCTCTCGGACTTCGATGCAGACCCTTCCCGTTTAGGGAAGGTGCTTCTCAAGCCGAACCCGGGCGTAGAGGTTACCCCTGCTCTCCCGGAGCACCGCGTCACGCTCCGGCTGGGCTGCGAGTACGTACCCAGCGCCCGATCGCCGGAGTGGACTCGGTTCCTGAAGCGGATGCAACCCGACCCAGAGATCCGAGAATGGCTGCAGAAGCTCGTAGGGTACTCCTTGCATGGGTCTAACCCTAAACGGCTCTTCGTGGCCAATCTAGGGGTGTCTTCGACGGGCAAGACGACGTTTATGGAGTCTCTCCGGATAGCGCTCGGGGAGTATGCGGCGATCGTCAACATGACCGTGTACCGCGACAACCAGGACGACAAGCCGAGGCCGGACCTCCTCCGCGCTCTCCGTAAACGCCTGATTATGAGCGAGGAGACGAGTGCTGCATGGCACCTGCACTCGGACCAGGTGAAGCGGATTACCGGCGGAGCGCCGCTGAGCGCCCGAGGTATGCGCTCGAATGAATTCACCGAGCTAGTACCCGCGTTTACGCCGTGGATCTTCGTCAACTCCCCGCCCACAATCGAGAACGCAGACGGGGCTGTACTGCGGCGGCTGGTCGTGGTGCCCTGGGACGTGGTGATCCCTGAAGGCGCTGAAGACTCGGCTATGCGCGAACGGCTAATGTCCCCGGAGAACCGTCCCGCTGTGCTGCGGTGGGCGCTGGACGGGTGGACGGCCTACGCGGGTTCGCCGGATCTCTCGGCACCCCTAGGAACGCTGTTCGCAAGACAGAAATTCCTCAGCGAACTGTCCGACTTCGACCGTGCGCTAGCCGATATCGCTGTAATCGAAGAGGAGGCGGTTTGCACACCGGCGCTGCTGTACCAGGCTTACCGGGCGTGGGCTGGAGCGAAGGGTGTGCGTGCTGAATCGGAGACGAAGTTTGGTACTTTCCTGGGCGGTAGAGGGTTCGAAAAAGTGCAGAAAAGAGTGGACGGGAAGCCGACTTGGGTCCGCCGGGGATTGCGGGTTTCTGGTGAATATGAGCGTATGTTCAGTGCGAGTTAGAAGATCCCTAACCCAGTTACCCGACCCAGTTACGCTAAGGGTAGCCTTGCCTTATCGCGTAACTGGGTCGCGCTGGGTCGTAACTGGGTTAAGGTGGCAACCCAGTTACGGTGTTTGCACTGGTAGGGATATAAACGTAACTGACGTAACTGGGTTAGAGAGAAAATTAGACTATAAGAGAAGAAAAGATGTTTACGCAGGTAGAACGTGTTACGCCCGTAACTGACGTAACGGAGGTACCCGCGTCCCCTTAGGTAGCTACTATGTGAAGGCAACCCAGTTACGCAATCTTGATAAAATTGTTGATACGAAAAGATTGTTGAACAACGGATGAAGGAGTGCAGAATGCCTTACAAGAGGCCACCGAAAGGCCACACTGAATTTGGTGGCGCTGAAGGGCTCATAGATCCAATGGTGCGGAGCGATGGAGCCGAGACTCCAGAAGAGAATCTGATGGAGTTGTATGCGATCAACCCGTGTGATCCGAAGACGACTTTGCAGAAGGCGAACCTGAATGCAGTCCCGAGGCCGGAGCCGTACGAATGGCCAGACAAGAAGACCAAAGCCGGGACGGTGGAGTCGTGAGCAGAATGGGGTTTGCCGCCGAAGTGGAGCGAAGGCTCTTACCGCACTGACTGCCTTCGGCCCGGGTGCGGACATAGCTCCGACTGGCACCGACTGGACGACGCCAGCGGGAAGAGTCCGGCCGACCCTGGCACGGAGTTCCGCTGTCTTGGATTTGACCCCGGTGTCGCAGGGCCTCCAGTCCGCCGGTGCGATTGCCCGGATATGATGAGGTGAATATGGAGCCCATATGGCTTGGATTCATGACGCTGCTTACCGCCATGATTGTTGCGGGCGGAGCCCTGTGGACCTCGTGGCTGAATGGCAGACAGATCCGACAGGGTAAGGAGCAGGACTATGCTAGGCAGGACGCTGTAGCGGCTAAGGCAGCCGAGGCTGCCGCCCTACTGCTGAAGGCACAGCACGATAGCATAGCCCGGACTGATGAGGTGGCGAGGCTAGCGGCAGAGGCTGATGAGAGGACTATGCAGAGGTTAGCCGCGATTGATAAACAGGGGCAGATAATACACTCCCTTGTGAATCAGAAGCTGACCACAGTTACCGAGCAAGCGCTTTCGGCTACGCTGGCGCTCCTGCCCCATCTAGAAGAAGCTCTGGCACGGATACAAGCGGCTGGCCTGGAACCTCCTGCAGAGGATCTAAAGAGACTAGCTGACACCAGAAAGTCGATAGTAGACCTGAGGGCGACGCTGGAGCGACGATCCGAGAATCAGGCGGAGGCCGATGCAGAGATGAAACAATCTAGCGGCAACAGCTGAACACACGGAGAATTGTCGATATGCCGTTGAAGTGGAAACTGAGGACAGGAGCCGTTATGGCTGCACTGCTCCTCGCTGCCTATGGCGTCGCTCAGACTGCTAAGGACGCAGCTGATGAGCGTCCGGCGACCGTTACCGTGTCCTGGGGCGGGAAGGCTGGCGTGGTGATCGTCGTGCGTATCGCCGGTAAGTACTACGTGGGCGGAGCAACATACGTTAAAAGTCCGTTCGCGGAGACGTACGATGTGCGGCGCGGTGACTCCATACTGGTCAATGTCGATCCTGTGGTGCTCGGACCGAATATGACTTGCTCCATAGAGGTCCCTGGGATGCCGAAAGTCAGCAAGTCTGGAATAGGGCATCTCTCTTGCCTCACGGTCGTCAGCTAGGAGAGGGAATGAACATGCGGAATGATCGTCTGAGGCTGGATCCAGCCGAGGAGTGGTATCCCAAGGCAACTGCCAACTCAATCAACCAAGATGGGGACACTTTGCGAACCTTCAATCCACCAACCGAAAGCGACATCCCTATCCACGGATGGCGGCCCTACTCCGACATGCACCGTGAGCGGATCCGCGCCCACGCCAAGCACGACGAACGCGACGGCAGCATGGAGCGCAAGCCCTTCGACCACCCGATCTGGCTGCCCGTGCTCACCGAGGAACTCGGCCAGGTGGCGCAGGTGCTGTGCGACAACGAACTAGGCGCGCTCGGTGACGACTTCAAGCGGCGGCTGCGTGAGGAGCTGGTGCAGGTCGGCGCGATGGCCGCCGCGTGGATCGACGCCATCGACGTCGCCGGATAACATAGATAGATCCTGATAACGAAAGGAAGAACATGGCGACATTCCCCGAGGGCCAGGTTATCCCTATGGCTCAGATCAATGCCTATCCCATATGTGCAACTGGCAAGAGGCTATCGATCACAGTCCGCATGAATACCGGCGTCTCAGTTCGGCTCTGGTTCAGCCGCGAGGTCATCGACGCGGAGGGCTCGCTTCGGTTGAAGTCCAACTACAGCGAGGAATATGTCAGTGTTCCGGTCGCCGAGATTACACAGATCCCCGGTGTCTCGGTTGATGTCTTCACCAACGGAGACATGATCACCGGCGACATCACCTTCACCGCGCACGTCGATCCGGAGCCGGAGATTCAGGGCTGAGGAAAGCCGAGTGCTGCCTGGGAGATATCTGGGCAGCACTCGCTTGATTGGAGAGGAATGCAAATGTCTGATAGCGCAGAGGTTTCGACGTCGTGCAGCGAAGGCTGTCACTGGGTGCACAAGGTGAAGGGTGGGCAGCCGCTGTCGGTAGCCGTCTGCTCGCAGTGCGCCGCGATCAATTGGCCCTTGCTAGCAATAGACTTCGGCCTAGCCGCGAAGGAGCGCGCTAGAGAGATCATGGAACAGGCCTACGGGCGGCACGACTACCCGGACGGCTCGCGGACTATATGTGCGACCGGAATGATCAATGTCAAGCAGGTGTACAACCTGTTTGCGAAGGATCCCGAGCAGGACGGCTGCAATCTTCCGCAGCGTCCGGTATCAACAGCTGTCACGAGGGCAGCCGACGTCTGGGCAGCTGTTGACAGCAAGATGGGCCTTAGCAGGTGTCCGACTTGTGACTCCCATAATCCCAGGCTTCACCCGGCATTGCAGGCGGATGGCGGAGAGGTTCAGATCTGCCCGGACGATTGGCACAGTAAGGGCGTGTCCGCTTGATCAGGATTCTGAAGGTGGCCATAGTTGTTGTGGCGGTGGTCTGGATCGTTACCCTGTGGGTGGTGGCATGACCTTACGCAAGAACAAGTGCGCGTCTGAGCGCTGTGGGCATCGCCGTTCAAGTCACGGCGAAAAGGGGTGTTCCTTCTGTAGGTGCAAGGTATTCAAGGAGCCTGAGGAATGAGGACTGTCGAAGAGATCGAGGAGGCTCTGGGATTCGGTCCTAAGAGGCCGCATCACCATCTATTCGGATCAGCGTGCGGATACAATCCGGACCGGGATGCAGATCCGGCGCATGACTGCAACATGCCCTCTCGGTGGCACGTACGCTGTCGGGGCGAGGAGACTGACTACATGATGCTGGCTTGCGACGGACACATCGGCCGGATCCTCGGAGGGCACTATGCTGGTGCGCTGAAGGCGTACCACGAGGTCGGCTCAGCGTGCGGCCTCGAAGACACCTGGTGGATAGATCAGCCGGGTGACTGCGGGAGCTTGTGCGTGACTGTAGAGCGCGGCGTTGAGCTGGGGTTTCTCAAGTACGAATGACCAAGATCGCCGCCGGGGCGATCTTGTACCATCTTAGCAGGCTAGCGGCAGTTTTCAACAGAAGGTATCCTGTGGTTGTGAAGAAGAATCTAATCTTTCCGCAATGCATGTTGTTGCTGTTCCTAGGCGCCGGTATCCAGTCGTGCGGCGACCCGAATACGGATCAGCCGAAGTCCTGCTCAAGCAACGCGCTCGGAGAGCGTCACTGCGATCTACAGACTGGAAGGCAGAAGTAGTGAGCCGTGTGATTACAGTATCTGCCCTTATCGTCGGTTTCATGTTCGGCGTGGTGACCTGGAATGTGTGGGCAGCCCTAGTTGCAGCCGTCGCCGGTGGCCTCGCTGCGGCCTTACTCATGTTTCTGTTGCGTAGTGGAGGGAACTGATGGAATCTCGTTTCTGGTACCACGCCCTCTCGCTGGCTATCGCGGCAGCTGTGGCCCTCGGGACAAGCTCGGCCTGGGAAGCGGTGAGCAAGTGATCAAAGCGTGTGTAATCGTCGGTATCGGCGTAGCCGTTTTCGGTTCGATCTCCAGCGGTAGCCTGGTTGCTGGCGCAGCTTTCGGACTGATAGCCGGAGCGCTCGTTGGGAGCTGCTGGGGCGTGTTCAGGTAAGCTCTTAGCTCGAAGGCGACCGCGATATGAGGCATGCAACCCCGGCGTTGCCGTATCCGGTCGCCTTCCCGATAGACAACCCTCCAGATGCTGGAGTACATTCGAGACAAGTCTGCACATATGGAGGCGAGATCGATGAAGAAGGCTTTCCCCTGGGTCGTGTGTATCGGCGTGTCGGTGATCCTCGGAGTTGTACTTATCCTGGCTGCGCTCGGGGACAAGCTCGCCCGCTGGGGCGGGTACGCCGAGGCCCTGCCGTTCATGGGATTGTTCGTCCTGTTTCTGATAGGGCAGGGTGTGGTGTCCGCGATAGTTCCGAAGCGCCGGGCGCTGCGGTGAGCGGTTGTGACCACAACTGGGAGCCTGGTGATCTTCTATCAGACTTCATCTGCTCAGAGTGCGGTGAGCGTTCAGACATCCCTGAATGGGAGGATTCATGAAGACGGCCTTTCGGTTCGATATGACGCCTTGGAAGGTTGTGATATGCGAACAAACGGCTGAGGAGTGCAGGGTGTTCATCCGCGAGGAGGGCATCATGTTCAGCAAGCTTCCCGCTGCACCTGAGCCTGGACGTATCCCGGAGGGAGCCGACCATGTCCATATCGTCGCGAAGTCTTCCGGTGAACGCGACGCTCGGGAGGACGCGAAGTGGCGTGCGCTGATGCGGTCTACAGCCCGCTGTGAGCACGGCCGGATCGCAGGACAGGCTTGCGCCTCGTGTCCCTTCGGACGGGTAGCCGACAATACAGGCACGCAAGTCGGGACTACCATGAGCGGTAAGGTGGTGGCTATCCCGGCGCCTGATCGTCTCGATGACATAAGTGCCTGGATTGCCGACTAGCGCCAGTTTTCGAGCGCCGGTTAGGATTTGAACGCGCTGAAGTTCTGAAGTCGCCTATGCGCGATTCGAACAACCGGGAAGGGTGAGGGAGGTGAACAGATGACTGATCCCATGGAGCCTTCGCCCGTGGAGCCGGATGAGCCTAAGCCGGAGCCTGACACCGAGGGCGAATGATGATTTTACGACGGCCCGGCTGACGGGACAACTGAATACGTATCCAAGGGGAGTCTCGGCGAGGAGACTCCCCTTCTGCGCTCCCAGGGTAACATATCCGCTATGGGCGAAAGGAGCCGAGGTGGCGCGTAGTACGTCGAGAGGTGTCGGGAACACCCCGGCTGATGAGGCTTACCTTGAATGGATGAGGCTTCCCGAGAATGGCGGCCTGGAGATTATCGATCTAAAGGAACAGGCTGAAGACATACCCTTCCCTGCTAAGCACAAATGGGATGGTGATAGCGACGACGACGACAGCCCGTGGAAGATCCCTCCGCCCGGTCGCCGTTGTCGCGGGAAGGCCTATGTTCGTGATGCGGATGGCGATTATGTGCTAGACCGGAATAACATCCGGCTTACTAGGCCCTGCTGGAGACACCCGATGAAGGGGATGACCGTCTGCCTCGTACACGGCGGCGGTGTGGTGCGTGTCCGGCGGTCGGCTATCGAGCGTATGGCCTCGTCGCTTGATGCGATTACGGGTGCATTGGTAAAGATTGCCCTCAACGAGCAGGTCTCCGATAAGGACCGCATCTCAGCTATCAACTCTATAATGGATCGCGTCGGTGTTCGCGGTGGCGTCGAGGTTGATCTTAAGGATCCCGGTTACCTGAAGGTGCTAGCTGGCCTCTTCGACAGCGCGGCAGAGGATGACGAGGAGGAAGAGAATGAGCAGCCCGACCCCAGAGGACAAGAAGAGAGCACAGAAGCTCCTAGACGAAGCCGTCGAAGAGTGGCTAAGAGCGAATGAATTCGAAGGGGTTTGTACATCCTGGGTAATGGTATCACATTTGCACAATTACGACGGTGGGGACGAAAGCGCGCTATCATCCTACCCAATCGCGTTTATGAACAATGACGTGCCATTCCATATTTCTATCGGTCTGCTGACTACGGGCAATGATGTTGTTCGTGGACTGGGGCGATGGACTAGGGACGAGGACTAGGAGGAGGTCCCATGGCGGTATTGCTGACTCCTCCTGTCCCCAAACAGCTTTACCGCTCGCTGTGGGATGAGTCCGGCTGGGACCCGCATAGGCTGCAGCGTGAGATCCTATTGTCTCCAACTCGTAACAAGGTTGTTGCGATCGGTCGCCGGGGCGGTAAGAGCCAGACCGGTGGCCGCAGGCTTATCCCCGAGGTGTACAGGGCCTGGACACAGCTGGACACTCTTAAGGCTATGAGCCAGCGCCGGGAGTACTGGATCGTTGGCCCGGAGTACTCCGACAGCGAGAAGGAGTTCCGTGTAGTATGGAATGAGCTGCTGCGTTCGGGATTCGAGTTCGATCATCCTGGCTCCTACAACAACCCCGAGTCAGGCGAGATGGTCATATCGATGTTTGGACGTCGCCTGATCATTCATGCCAAGTCCGCCAAATACCCCAAGACGCTCGTTGGCGAGGGGCTGTCGGGCGTGATCATGGCCGAGGCTGCGAAGCTGAAACCTAGCTCCTGGTATAAGTTCATCCGGCCTACCCTCGCGGACTTCGAGGGTTGGAGCTTGTTCACCTCAACCCCCGAGGGTAAGAACTGGTTCTACGATGTGTATATGCTCGGTCTGGATGACCGATTCCCGACGTGGCAGAGCTGGCGTGCGCCATCATGGGTGAACCACCATGTCTACCCCGGCGGAGCTAATGAGGAGTTTCTCAACAATTGCATCGAAGCTCGCCGTAGGCACCAGCTGGATTTCCTCCTTCAGCTATACAAGGTCATCAGCCGGAGTGGTAAGACCCATTTCAACCTAGAGAATTCGCTCGGAATCAATACCAAGGTGCATCGAGACCGGAAGACCGGGGAGGTGGTTGTAAACGACGAAATCTGGGCGATGTTCCTGGAAATGAGCCAGGAGCTATTCAACCAAGAGATTGCCGCGCTCTTCACCGAGTATGTTGGTCGTGTGTTTAAGGATTTCGACGAAGAGATCCATGTCGTGACGCAGGAATACAATCCGGCTTGGATTACTTATGCCTGCGTTGACTATGGGTTCCAGAACCCATTCGCCTGGTTGCTGCTTCAAGTCGATCCCCACCGTGAGCGTGTACATGTACTGGATGAATACTATGAAGTCAACAAGACTACGCGAGAGGCTGCAGCTGAGATTAAGACTCGCGGTCTTGCGCCAAGAACGATACGCACTTTCTATCCTGACCCCGCAGAGCCCGACCGAACTAAGGAACTGGCTAATCTCCTTGAAATCCGGCCGTATAAGCGCGGATCCATCGACGTCGAGGACAGGATTGAGTGGATGCGCCGAGGACTTAAGTGGAACCCGCAGCTTGGAGGGCCTTCGCTCACCATTCATCCCAGATGCTTAAACACCATCCGCGAGTTCGGTGCATACAGGTACAGGGAGACTGCTGAAAAGGCAGCCGAGAAGGGCCGATCGGCTCGCGAGAAGCCATTGGATATGGACAACCACACCCCAGAGGCCCTAGGGCGCTTCTACAGCGGTCAGTTCGGGCGCCCGTGGGCGGATGCCGGTCCAGCCACCCAAAGCAGAGCGAAGGTCAGGAGGTAAGCGGAAGATGGCGGCTATAAGCCCATATGCGACTGCGCTGGAGCTGGAACGTCCTCGCCCCAGTCACATTACCAACACACAGGACGCGGATCGGGTAACAGCCTACTGGACGTACTGGGACGTATTCCGGAACGTGGCCGAGGCCTGGGAAGCGGTCCTGCGTGATGACGATGGGGATGAGGTCTCGCGTCGTCGTGTCCCCAGCGCGCGGACAGTGATCGAGGCCACAAACCGTTACCTGGCCAAGAATCCGGCTGTAGTTCCCAATCCAATATCGGTCGGGCCAGACGGAACCGAGATAACCGCTCCGCCGGAGACACTAGCGCAGGTGATGAAGCTGTGGGGTGACTTCGCGAAACGCGAGGAGTTCTGGAGTAAGTTCATCTCGCTAAAGCGCTGGATGCTGATACGTGGTGACGGCCTGTTCTATGTCACAGCCGACGACACGAAGCCAGAAGGGACGCGGCTCCGGCTGGAGGAGATGGACCCGTCAACCTACTTCACCATTGTGGACCCGATTGACGAGAAACGAGTGATCGGGTGCTACATCGTCGAGATTGTGGACGACGATGAAGGCGAGCCGATCGCCCAGCGCCAGGAATACCGCAAGATCACCAGCGAAGAGGATGCTGCGGAGTTCGGCGCTGCGATCGGGACTGTGTTCACCCGGCTCACATTCTGGGAGGAGGCGGGGTGGGACGATCGTGATGATCCTGAGGCGCTCGAACCGGTCGATCCCCCAGCGCGGTTCGGGGACAGCCCGCTGCTCGAAGGGTTCACGCTTCCGCCGGTGATCGACAGTCTGCCCGTGTATCACTTCCGTAACAATCGTGAGGGCAACCTGCCGTTCGGGATCAGTGAGATCCAGGGCATCGAGACACTGCTGGCCGGTATCATTCAGACAGCCACTGATGAAGACATAACCATCACCCTCACGGGCATAGGCGTATACACCACCACCTCTGGGAAGCCGAGGGACAGTCAGGGCAACGAGCAGGAGTGGATCATCGCTCCGGCGAGCGTGATCGAGCTTGAGGGCGAGAAAGACAGGTTTGACCGTGTGAAGGGTGTGGACAGCGTTACGCCCCTTCTAGACCACCTAGGGATGCTCGAAGGCCAGAGCCTGAAGACTACAGGCACCCCGGACATTGCTGTGGGCTCCGTTGACGTCAAGGTGGCGGAAAGCGGTATCGCGCTCGCTATCCAGATGGCCCCGATCCTGGCCAAGAACACCGAGAAGGAAATGGAGCTTAAGACCAAGGTCGATCAGATGCTATTCGACCTGGTGAACAAGTGGTTTGTAGCGTACGAAGGCCTGAACCCCGGGGGCGTGAGCCTGGCGGTGATGTTTGACAACCCGCTGCCCACGGACCGCGTTGCCACGCTGAATGAGATCATACAGCTTCTCGGCGCCAAGATCATCTCTATAGCCTTCGCGCAGCAGCTCGTGCGTGATCGGCTGGGTATCAGCATCCCGGCGAATATGCTTGCTGAGATTGCCGCCGAACAGGCTCAGTTGCTCGACGCGGTTGGCCAGAGAGTCGATCAGGAGGCCGCATTAACGCCCCCGCCTAGGGCTGACTCCTGATGCCGGTGCCTCATCCACAAGACTGGTCGCAAGCCTATGCCAGAATCCAGAGGCTGGCCGATAAGGATGTGCTGGCAGCGCTGAGGCGTGCGATAAGGGACATTGAGGTTATGCTCCGGCGGATTGATCCCAACCTGGCCAAGGTAGGAGACCTCGTCAGGATGCAGCAATTGCAGGCCGTAAAGAGGAACCTTCTCAACGAGCAGTCGAAGATTTTCAACCGAATGGGGGATATCATCGGTGAACGCCGAGCACTAGCTGCCGCAGCAGCTACGAACCTCGGGAGCGCCGTTGATGACCTGCTCTTCGAGTTTGCTGGCCAGACCGAGATAGCGAATCAGTTACGGGCGAGCCTCAATTCCGGTCTCCGGCAGACGATCGACGTCGCTATCACACGCATGACCGTGAGCGCGGTTCCCCTCGCGCAGAGGATCTACAACAGCAATGTATGGGCTAACGGGGTGCTACAGAAGCGGATCAACAGCGCTCTGCTCCGAGGCCTCTCGGCGCGCGAGTTCGCGGCTGAGGCCCGGGACTGGTTTCGGCCTGACACGCCGGGCGGTGTACGGTATGCGTCGATGCGGCTAGCACGGACCGAGATCAACAATGCCTTCCACGCGACTTCGGTGCTGCAGGCACAGGAAAAGCCCTGGATATCTAGCATTAAGTGGCACCTATCGGGGAGTCATCCGAAGCCCGACCAATGCGATGCTATTGCGAAGGGCGGGCCTAAGGGGGACGGGGTCTATCCAAAGATGGAGGTACCCCGCAAGCCACACCCGCAGTGCTTCTGCTTCGTGACGCCTGTCTCGCCGGATGAGGATGATTTTCTGGACAATCTGGTAGCCGGACATTACGACCAGTATCTACGGCAGAAGATGGGCCAGGCCAAGGCTAGACCGACTGTCGAACCGGTAAAGCCTACGATTACCTCGGGGCGTGTAAAGCCACCGCTGAAGAAGTCTCTTCCCAAGACGCAACAATCCGAAGTCTTCCGCGAAGCCGAGCTTCACGCCGAGCGCGTCAACAAGATCACCGGCCGGGAAGGTCTCACCGTAGGCCAGGAGCTATCGAGCCAGGCTCGCCTTACCCCGAGGTCAATGCGGCGGCTGCAAGAAGTAAGGATCATGGAAGGCTCGGAGCTGGACGCCTTCGTCAAACGCTACGGCCGAGACGCTGTGGGCGGATACGTCCGCGAAGAGCAGAGGATCATATCGACCCCAGGAGTTTTTCGGCCTTGGTACGAAGACGCCTTCAAGAAGGATTTGGCGTCGGGTTGGTCTTCAAAGTGCGCTCATTCGGCCTCGGAAAGCTTTATAGCACACGAATACGGCCATCATCTAAGGCAGATGCTGAACCGGGCTAGCCAGCAGGAGCTGAAGGAGCTCTGGTCCGAGGTTGCTAAGTTGGCCGGTACTAAGCCTCCATTCTTCTTCGACGTAACGAGCTTGGATAAGTGGGTGGCCAAGAACCAAGACGCCCTCAGCAAGCTGGTATCGCGGTACGGGGCGACTGACCATGATGAGCTTCTGGCTGATATATGGGCTGAGTACTCAACGAATGCAAACGCTCGGGATCACATAAAGGTAATCGGCAAGGTTATCCAACGGATTGCGGAGGCGAACGCGTGACCACTAGGGTCCCCACCCTTTGCAGGGTGTGCGAGAACTACATCGGGGATGGCTCCTGCAAGGCTTTCCTGATTGGGATACCGGAAGAGATTGTGTCTCGGGGCGGAGATCACCGCTCGCCTATCCCCGGTGATAGCGGGATTGTATTCAGCGCGAAGACTGATCCGGAGTCGCAATATTTGTTGCGGGCATGGGAAGCCTTCAATGAGGCTGCACCCATCAAGTAGACTTGTCGTGAAAATGAGATAGGATACGGAGGCAAGTTCCATGACTTCACCTGCACCGGGTGCACAGAGCGGCACCGACCCGAGCGCACAGAGCGGCGAAACGGGTACCGGACAGGAAGCACCCGCTGCCGACCCGAACCAGACCGGACAGAGCGCCGACCCTGGACAGGGACAGCAACAGCCGGACCCCAATGCGACGGTGTCGCGAGCGGAGTTCGACCAGCTGATGGCGCGGATGCGGGCAGCCGATCAGAACAGGTCCAAGGCCGAGCTTGAACTCAAGCAGCTCAAGGACAAGGACATTCCTGCTCTGGAGAAGGCCCAGCGAGACCTGACCGAAGCGACAAGGAAGGCGGAGGAGGCCGAGGCAGCCCTGAAGGCTTCGCGGATCGAGAACGCATTCTTGGCAGATAACAAATACAAATGGAAGAACCCCAAGACCGCTCTGAAGCTGGCAGATCTGTCCAAAGTCGAGGTGCTGGAAGATGGTAGCGTCACCGGCCTAAGCGTTGCGCTAGAAGCGCTTGCGAAGTCCGATCCCTACCTCATCGACACCGAGGCTCCACCGGACCCGAAAGGTAGCACCGGGGCTCCGGCCGGGAACGGCGGACGAAAGGGCGACGGGAAGCCTGACCCGGCTGCAATGGCCAGCAGGTTCCCGGCGATGCGGACTCGTGGGGGCAGCTGACACCACGAAAGAGGTGAAACATGGCAACGATTACTCCGCTCGATCCACGTAAACCAGCCGGGGTTGTTCCTGCCCCGGCCAACGCAAGCGGTGGCGGTGACGTGATCCCGATGCAGCCCGGGAAGACGTACCTGATCAAGGTCAACAACGGGGCTGTTGGCGCGATTACGATGGACATCAATGACCCCGTTTCCGGCAACGGCCTGATCGAGACTGATGATGCTTCGGTGGGCGCTACGTCCGCGAAGGTCTTCTGCATCACGCGGCCCAACTACGGGAAGACGCCAACAGCCGACGTGGCCCTGAGCTATTCGGCGGTGACCACGGTCACGGTCGAGGTCTACGGACCCCTGAACTGAGGAAGGAGGAGCCTTAAATGGCGAGGGTCGACAAGTACGAGAACAAGGCCGGTGGATTCCGCGCGCCGCTCGCAGCTGCGATTGCGATTGCTGATATCGGCAAGCTCCAGGCCGTTTCGATTGACTCTAACGGACGTGCAGCGATAGGTGGGGCGGCACAGACAGCCATCAGCGGCCTGATCTGTCCTGTTCGGGCGATGGAGGCCGGGGAGCCGATCGACGTTATGACGGCGGGTGAGATCGAAGAGGCAACCATGACGTCAGGGGCTGCCTTCACACTCGGCTCGCCCGTGTTTGCACACGCAGACGGCACCTTGGACAACACCAGCGGCAGCGGCGTGTCGGTGGGTATCACCGTGACACGTGCAACACGTCTCGTGGTCCGATGCAACCCGGCGACCACCTGAGAGGGGTGAGATAGCAAAATGGCAAAAGGTTACAGCACATCAGCAGACATCCTCACCCGTACCCGCGACGGGCAGGATCTGAACGCTATCTGGGACGCGTACCAGCAGGCGCTTCAGGCTTTCAACGACCAGCGGCAGCCGCTGATCGACCTGCTCAGCTATTCGGTGACTCAGCCGATCGAGGACATTGTTCAGCCGGGGCAGGAGCGGTTTGAAGAGGCAACAGAGTTGGGCGTGCCTACGGGGATCCGCCCGGCTCCTGTGCCGATCGCTCGCGCCTTCCCGTTCAAGTTCTGGGACATTGCGGTTCGCTATACCTTCCAGTTCCTGGCAGGCGGCCCGAGCCAGACGGCCGGTGCCAGCGCGGCCCAGCTGGACGCGCTGCAGAACCAGGTGATGGAGGCCGATAACCAGCTCCAGTTTGAGTTGGTGATGAAGGCGCTCTTCAACAGCACCAACCGTAACACCACCATCGACAACGCGCAGTACGTTGTGACCGCGCTTTACAACTCTGATGGTTCATACATTCCGCCGTTCCAGGGCAACACCTTCGACGGCACCACCCACACGCACTATCTCGCGACGGGAAGCGCCCAGGCTCACATCTTCGATCCGGGCGACTTCCAGGCCGCAGCGACTCACCTGGAGCACCACGGATACACTAGGGCGAACGGGTATCAGGTCCTATTTCTGATGAACGCTGCGGATGCCCAGGCGACCATCGCCCAGTTCGCGCGTGGCGTGGCCTTCGGTGGCGTCAACAGCGTTTACGACTTCATTCCTAGCGCGGGCCAGAACCTCGTGTTCCAGCTCCCGCCCGGCTTCACGCTTGTGGGCAGTGGGATCCCGCCGAACCAGTTTGCCGGGCTGGATGTGCTAGGGACGTGGGGCCAGTACATGGTCATCACGCACGGCAACATCCCGTCTGGATACTTCGTCGCTGTGGCGACCCGTGGCGGTTCGACCAACACGAACGTGGTCGGCCTTCGCGAGCACGCCAACCCGTCCTTCCGTGGGCTGGTGCTGTTCCCTGGGAACCGCGAGAGCTACCCGCTCATCGACTCGTACTACGTGCGGGGTCTGGGCAGCGCGATTGGGCCGCGAGGCGCTGCCGCCGTTATGTTTAACGGCACGAGCTACGCGGTTCCGTCGCAATACGCCTGGTCTGCATGAGGAGGCTGAGATGAGCCTGGTGATCCCGAGGAACCGAGCGCTTACCGACGAAGAGCGCAAGTACCTGCTGATGCGTGGCGAGGAGAGCCGTGTAAAGACGCAGGACCAGCAGTATCCGGCCGATGCGGAAGCGGAGGCCGAGGAAGAGCTGGAGGACGACTACGACGACTGGACTGTCCCTGAACTTCAGGCACAGGTAAAGACCCGCGTGGAGGGTGGCGCCACCATCACCCCGGCCAGCTCGAAGAAGGCGGATCTGATTGCTGCCCTACGGCAGGATGACGCGGCCAACGTCGAGGCCGCACAGTAGACAGGGTTGAGGGGATGAAAGCCGGTGGGTGAGCATGCAGCCCCTTGCCCACCGGCTTTCGAATGGAGGACACCGTGGCGACTGAAGCGGATGTGACCAGGCTTCGATTGCTCATTGCCGAGCCAACCCCCGAGGTCTACACCAACGCGGATCTGGACGATCGGATAGACAATGCGTCCGGTGATCTGAACAAAGTAGCTTTCGATATCTGGACTGAGAAGGCAGCCTCTGCAGCTGAGCTTGTGGACATCTCCGAGGGCGGGAGTTCAAGGAAGATGGGGGATATCTACGAGCAGGCCCTGAGTATGGCGCGGCACTTCGGCGGTCAGGTATCAGGCGGGGTTGAGCCTGACGCGCCGAGATACACACGCATCGTGAAGCTCCGGCGGTGAGGCCCGTGGACGCTAGTGAACTTCGCTTCAACATCAAGCAGACCAAGGCATTCATCGCTGCCAACCCGATCCAGCTGCGCCTGATCCCCCGGGTGCGAGTCAACTCTGGATCGGGTTCACGCCTGGTGGACCAGGCTCCGCGCGCCGAGCAGACCTTCCGACTCATTGATCAGACACGGACCTTTGGGCCGGAGCCGGGGACAGTGCTTACCGGCGACGGGCAGCAGCGTAAGGCTGAGTTCCAGCTTCTCGGCGAGCCGGGTGCGGTGATCGGGAAGTTCGATTACTGGCTAGATGCCGCAGGGACCAAGTTCGAGGTCGTGAACTTGATATTCAACAACCCGTATGAGATTCGTGCACAGGTGGTGCGGTATGGCGAAGGGTGACTTCAGCTTCGAGCTGGACATGACTCCGCTGCTGAGAAACCTTGTGGTTCTGGATGAACGGACTGATCTCGGGATCGCAGGCGTAGTTGAATACTGGGATTCACGTATAGAAGAGCATATGAAGATTGCGGCGCCGTGGACAGACAGGACAGGCAACGCGCGCTCAGGCCTCTTCGCAAAGGCGGGCCACGAGCCTGGCCAGCGGCACTGGATTGAGCTAGGGCACCGTGTCCCATATGGCATCTGGCTAGAGATCCGCTGGGCGGGGCGGTATGCGATCGTATTCCCGACCTTGCTTGTGTATGGTCCGAAGATAATGCAGACGTTGACAAAGCTCTTTGCCCGGCTTGGGCATACGTAGGAGGTGAGCGATGACAATAGGATTGGCCACGCCAACGCGGAACGCGAATGCTGACGCTACAGCGGCGCGCTTCGATGCTGGCTCTGGTGCGGCCACAATCGAGATCAGGACTGGAGGCAAACCTGCCAATCCACAAGCAGCAGCCACCGGGACCTTACTCGCGACGTTTACCCTGAATGACCCAGCTTGGGGCGCAGCCGCCGTTGGCGTCGCAACACTCGACACGTCACCCACAATTACCACCACCGCCGTGGCTGCCGGAACGGCTGGCTGGTTCCGGGCCAAGGATTCTACCGGGGCAACGGTCCTAGACGGAACGGCAGGCACTAGCGGTACCGATCTGATCATGACCAACGCTGCCGTCACGAACGGTCAGGTGCTTAACCTGATCGCCGGTACAATCACGCAGCCAGAGATCCCATAGGGAGGTGTGCGATGGCCGTTGAGAGACTTCTGGGGACAGCGAACCTGCTTGCGGTTGACAACTCCGGCGCCATCGCGCCGGATAACCGTATGTTGGGATACAACTGGAAGACTGACCAGCCCAACAAGCAGATCGTGGGCATCTATGTGAAGATGCCCCCGGCTGCTACGGAGTTCGCCGCAGGAACGCGCGCCCAGGTGTGGAAGCGCGCTACCCCGATATCCAATTCAACGCTAGAGCTAGATCTAGACATCGGCGGGGGGATCGTTACTGGCACTGCTGGCTCAGAACAGCTAGTTCCGGGATCCTCGGGCTATGCGCTGATTCAGAATGCCTTCTACTTCACCACGATATTCCATCGCTTCGATCACGGCGGGAACTACTGGTTCAAGTCCCTAGGAACGAATCCAGGCGGAGGCAGTCTCTCCGGGAACTGCATATTCAAGAACACCGGCTCCGGGACCTCCAACCCACAGCTTATCCCTCCGGACGATGAGACGTTCACCAATGGACGCTTCGGTGTGGACGTCGCGATTGACGATGCCGGCACCGACATAAACTGTACGCTGGCTGTAGTCCTGCCCGGAATCCTGTCTAGTTTGGCTGTAGAGCCTCCGATAGACGTTAGCGTGGACGTACTCCTGCCCTCTCCTGTTTTGTTGCTTACGGAGTCCGAGAGTGTGGTTTACGCGAACCTACGCGAGTATGTCTGGGCTCAGCTGATAAATGACGCGACCCTGAACGGCTACGGGATCAACTCTGACTCGACCTTTGGGACTAACGCGCCGGACTCCCCAGCAGCCAGCCTGCGGCGCTGGGTTATCCTCCGCTGGTTTATCGAGGATCCACCTCCGGGGCGGGATACAACCTCGCGCAGGAGGCCGCTGGTGGTGTGGGCATATGACCGGGATAAGGATTACACCTACGTGGACCTGATTCTACAGCGGTGCCAACAGATTCTCTATCCGCTGGCAGCAGTGCAGTATTCCCTAAACGGCTGGATTACGCAGGTGGACCGTGGCGTGACCTCCGAGGACCTGTTTGACTCGGCTTATGATGCTGTATCGCGCAGCTGGGAGCTTACAATCGTAGCCAGCGGGTTATGAGAGGAGGAATGATGGAGAGAGAAGACGTTGAGGCTTACGAGCCGGAAGAGGTCGAGCAGCAAGAGCAGGTTGAGATGGTGGAGTTTGCCGACGCTCAGCACTTCGAGGTCAGGACGATCACGCCGCAGGACTGGGCGAGGGTCAATGTCCAGGACGGTAAGTTGGCGCACTGGTACAGGGGCAACAACTTCAGGCTGCCGCGCGGAGACTTCGACTTCCTGACCGAGACTGAGTTCAGACAGTACATTCTGGGGGATCCCAGGCTCCGGTTGGTTCGGGTAGAAGCGGAGTAGGCCAGTGGAGCTGAGGTGCGACTCGAAGAAGTTCGGTGAGCTGACTGACGACTTCCTAGAAGTCAAGTGCCCATCGAAATTCTGTGGGGCTGCACCAGGAGTAGTTGTGCTTCACAGATTTGACCCACTCACGGGGGAGTTAATGAACACAAGGCGGTTCCGGGATCCGGGACCAGGCTTGCCTGAGGAGGTGCAAGTAAAAAATGGCTCTAGACACGATTCCGCTGCCCTTCGGTCTACGTGAGGTCAAGCTGACTCCGTACACTGACGCGGCTGCGACGGTTCTTGGGACTGCGGTCAAGCTGCCCAACTCCCGGACACTCTCCTTTGCCGAGGCAGAGGACTTCGAGGATCTACGGGGCGATGACTCGCTGGTGGCCTCGCACGGTGCCGGGGCGAATGTGGAATGGGAGTTGGAGGGCGGTGGCGTCAGCTTCGAGGCTGTGGCCGTCATGTATGGCGGTGTGGTACAGACAACCGGCGTGACGCCCAACCAGGTCAAGACGATTACGAAATATGTCGGCACCACGTACCAGCAGTCTGTCAGGCCCTACTTCAAGATCATGGGCCGCTCGATCTCCGATAGCGGCGGTGACTTCTGGTGCGTGATCTACCGCGCGAAGGCGACGGACAATCTGGAGGGCGAGATGGCTGATGGCCAATTCTTCCTTACCGGCGCGTCCGGCCTCGGCTACAAGAGCAACGAAGCCAGCACGCTGAACCGTGTGTGGCAGTGGGTCCAGAACGAAACCGAAACTCCACTACCGTAAGGAGGTTGAACAGATGGCGACTTTCACCAACATCAATACGCCGACGGTCAACCCCTCGGCGGCACCCACAACCAATGTCATCACGGCTGCGGGCGATCAGTTCGCAGCTGAGTGGGGCGCGAAGTATCTGGTGCGGTTCAACAATGCTTCGGCCTCGCCCGGTAACGTGGTGCTGGATGATCCTACGGCGGTAACACCGTTGGGGGCGACAGCATTTAACCCGGATGTGACGATTGCGATTCCGGCCGGGGAGGTGCGGGAGATCCTGATGGACGGGGCTCGCTTCCGCAACAGCGCCGGGAACATCGTCTGGACCTACTCCGCCAACATCACCAACGCGGCCTCGCTGGCCACGATTTTCCGCCTTCCGTAAGCAAACAAACCCAAGGAGCACTAGGATGCCAGGGACAACCAGAAAGAAGACCGAGGCCACCGCCAAGCAGGCGCCAAAAAAGGCTCAGCCTAAGGCAGCCTCGAAGACCGGGTACGGGCTGGGGCTTACGAGCAAGAGTTTCGACCTTGAACTGCCCAGTGGGCACGTCTGTCGGGCCGTCCGCCCGGGGGCGCAGGGACTCATCAAGGCCGGACTTTTGGACTCGATGGATCAGCTGACCTCGCTGGTGCAGACCGAGCACATTGACTCGAAGGATCCGCGAAAGCTCGCCAAGGCCGTCGAAGCGCTCTCTGTGAACAAGGAGCAGCTGTTGGAGGGCCTAGAGATGGTGGATCGATGCGTCGTGTATGTTGTTCAGGAGCCCAAGGTGTACACGGAACCACCGGCTGGCGAGGAGCGCGACCCGGAACGGATTTACGCCGATGAGGTGGACCTTGAGGACAAGATGTTCATCTTCAACTGGGCGGTGGGCGGTACCTCAGACCTCAAAAGCTTTCGTGAAGAGTCCCAACAACTGCTGGGCAGCCTTTCAGCTGGCTAAGACATACGGTTGCCTTCCGAGCCAGCTATATGGAATCGACGAACAGCCAGCAGCCTACTACTTCGACCGATCTGTTGCAGTATTTGGGATCCACCTCGAAAGCGAGATCGAGAAGGCGGAGTCCAAGGGCAAGACTGCTCGGTCAAAAGCAATGAAGCGCAACATGGTCATGCAGAAGTACCTGGGCGTTGGATCATTCGCCGGAGGGCCAGGGAGGTGAGCCGTAAATGGCTGAGTACAGTCTAGGCACAGCGAAAGGCCGCGTCATAATTGACTATGACGACAAGGGCCTGAAGATTGCTGCCGATGACTTCGAGCGAACTGAAGGGAAGGCTCGTAAGGCCGGGAAGGGCTTCTCAGAGGCTGGCACTAAATTGGCGGTGGCTGGCGGCGTCATAGCCGCTGGCCTCGGTCTGGCAGCAAACACTGCCATTCAATTCGAGAAACAGATCAGCGCAATTGGTGCAGTATCCGGCGCGACGCGTAAGGAGCTAGAACAGTTACGTTCCAAGGCGCTACAGATAGGCCAGGATACCTCATTCAGCGCCACCGAGGCCGCATCGGCGATGGAGGAGCTAGCAAAGGCTGGCGTCTCGGTAACGGATATCATGAACGGCGCTGCCGATGCGACTGTGGCCCTGGCAGCGGCAGGTGGCGTGGAGCTACCGCAGGCGGCTGAGTTGGCAGCTGATGCGATGAATGCGTTCGGCCTGAAAGCCCAAGAGCTTCCTAAGATTGCCGATCTTATCGCCGGTGCAGCCAACAGTTCATCAATTTCTGTTGGCGACTTTGGACAGTCCCTCAAGCAAGTTGGGGCGGTGGCTAACCTCGCCGGACTCTCGTTCAAAGACACTGCTACGGCGATTGCGCTCATGGGCCAGCAGGGAATCAAGGGTTCGGACGCGGGGACGTCGCTAAAGACGATGCTGTCGAACCTGATCCCGGTCACCGATAAGCAGAAGACGCTCTTTAAAGAGCTTGGGTTGCTGACGAAGCAAGGTAGCTCGGCCTTCTTCGACATGCAAGGTAATGTGAAGTCGCTCGCTGATATCTCGCAGCTGCTTCAGAACGCCACACGAGATATGACCGCCGAGCAGAAACAACTGACGCTAGAGACCATCTTCGGCTCTGACGCTATCCGTGCCGCAGCCGTCCTCACGAAGGCCGGAGCCAAGGGCTTCAACGAGATGGCTGCGGCTATGGAGAAGACCTCTGCGGCGGATGTGGCAGCCGCTCGACTGGACAATACGGCAGGGGCTATAGAGCGGCTGAAGGGCTCGGCTGAGACGGTAGCCATCAGCCTCGGCACAATTTTGCTTCCGATGATCACGAAGCTCGCGAAGTTTCTCGATGAGGCTGCAACAAAGTTCAACGGCCTCAGCGATTCCACGAAGAATACCCTAGTCAACGTCGCGCTCGTGACCTCGGGTTTGCTGCTATTCCTCGGACTTGCAGTCAAGATATTCCAATTTGCTCAGGCCGTAAAGACTATGGTCGTAGCCCTTAAGCTGGTGACCGCCGCGACACAGATATGGTCTGCAGTTACGAAAGTGGCTGCCGTAGTGTGGAGATTGCTCAACCTGGCGTTTGTTGAATCACCGATCGGCCTCATTGTAGTCGCGATCATTGCGCTTGTGGCAGGAATCATTCTTCTCTGGAAGCATTCGGAGACTTTCCGGAAGATCGTGCTCGCTGTCTGGGACGCCATAAAGAAGGCCGCGCTCGCCGTGGTCAACTGGTTCAAAGAGAAAGCAATCCCCTTCTTCGCGGCGGCCTGGGACAAGATCACAGCCTTCTTCGCGGCGGCCTGGAAGGTAATCCAGATAATCCTCAGAGCAATCCTGGCATATATCAAATTCTGGGTCAACATAGTCACGAGCATCCTGAAATTCCTAGCCCCCGTCTTTAAGGCCGTCTTTGGGCTTATAGCGTCGGTTGTTAAGACGGCCTGGACAATCATCAGCGCGATCCTTTCGGTGATTGTTGCCGTCTTCAAAGCCGTCTTCGGGCTGATATTCACTATTGTGAAGACAGAGCTGGAGCTTGTCCTCGGAGTTGTCAAGGCGGTCTGGGGATTCATTGGCCCCTACATCATCGCCGCCGTTAAGCTATTCTGGGACTTCATCCAGATGGTATGGAACGCGCTGGTAACGGTTACCAAGTTTGTCTTCAACCTTATCAAGGGCATCATCACCGGCGTGTGGTCGGTGATCGGTCCGTTCGTGATCGCGGCTGTCCAAAAGATATGGGACTTTATCGTCAAGGCCTGGGATGTGATCAAGGCCGCTACAGAGCTTGTATGGAACGGGATCAAAGCCTTCTTCGGCGCGCTCTGGGACGGTATTGTCGCCCTATTTACGAATGCACGTGACCGGGTTATCGCGGTCATTGAAGGCATAAAGGTGATCGTTGACAAGATTAGGAACTTCTTCAGCCAGCTCAAGGCGGCTGCTGATCAGGGTATTGGACCGCTGATCAAGTTCGTCGCCGAGATACCGAAGAAAATCCTTGACGCGATTGGGAACATTGGCTCTCTGCTCTTCAACAAGGGCAAGGAGTTGGTGCAAGGCCTAATCGACGGTATCCTGTCGATGCTCGGGAAGCTTAAGGATGCGGCCGGTAAGCTGGTTGGAGCGATTGGACGTTTCCTGCCTGGTTCACCGGCCGAGGAAGGTCCGCTTTCGGGCAAGGGATACGTGCTCCGTCGCGGGCAACGGTTCGTGGATGACTTCGCAGCTGGCATACTCGGAGCGGCTAAGACGGCACGCGACGCCATCAGCTCGATGATGACTGGGGCAGTCGGCTCGCTGCCTGTGAACGCCGCTTCGAGCGTCAGCACAGCGCAGGCAGGGATTGCAACCATTTCGGTTACTGCACCTAGTGCCGCTTCCCTTGCGGCCCAGGCCGCGAATACAAGCACCGTCACAATCCAGAACCTCAACATAAATGGCACATGGGATATGGCCGACCCGAGCGTGCCTAGGCAGTTCGTTGCTAAGCTTCACACTGAGCTGGATCGTTACGCGAAGGAGCACCGCTGATGTGGGGTGTAGCACAGGTAGGCAGGGTGTACCTTAGCGAGACTTACACCCTTTCGGAGCAGCACAACGCCGGAACGAGAGAGCGAACCATTCAGATCTCTGGCCAGGACTTCACCACTTGGCGCTCGCACGCCGACGCTGATGTGCGCCGTGCACAGGAGGACGTGCTGGGGCTAGCCGACCAAATGGTATGGGTCGTGTTCCAGAACAAGACCGACCATAACGGTTATTACCAGGTGCATGACGTTGGAGCGGATCTACTGGACTGGCCCGGAGAAGTGAGGAGCTTCAACTGGAGCTTCATCCTGAAGAAGTTCGGTCCTGATACGGCGACTGACCTGGAAAGCCGAGTGGGCGCTGTTGTCAGGGCCAACAACTTTGCCCTTACCGGGGAGCGCTGGCATGCACCGCCCATTGGGCACTACGCATACTTTACAGGCTCCACGCTCCCGGCTTCGACTATGAGCCGGACCTCGCAGGACGGTGTGATATCGGTTTACCGTGGCATCCCGGTCAATATCAACCCACGCTGGGGGTGCCCCGTAGCTTCATACCCGGGTGGCAGGGCGAGAGTCCTCACTGACGGATACGAAAGAAACGGCACCCTACTCCGAGCCAATGCAACCGGCTGGGAGCTTTCCAACGGTCTGGTCCAGGTGCTCCCGCTTACGGCCAACGGGATGTTGCAGATAAATTCCTGGGGCGGAGCGGCATGGGAGACGAAAGCATGGCATATTGCTCGTGGAGGGGCCACGACTTCGCTGGGAACCTTCGATCAGATGTCAGTGACGAGAAATGACCCAGAGCTTTGCACGGTGCGCCTGATGAAAAACGCCTCTCCGGGTAGGACGTTGGTGGATCTGACACTGAGGCGTGGATCGAGATTCGTTGAAGTGTATGTACAGACCGATACATCATCCACGCTCGGCGCTTACCTCCAAACGACTGAGACTGCGAGTGATCAGACCGCTACGGGGTACGTAACCGCGAGCGCTGACGACGCTGATGGTAACCGTTTCATTGTTGGGTCAAGTAAAACCGTCACTTACACTACGAACAGAGGTATCTCGAAGGCTGCGGTGACAGGACTAGACATGTACATTGGATCGGTGGTAGGCGGAGGAAGCGCGGTGTCCGGAGATGGCGCTGTGGCGCTTCGTGATCAGTACATCGGGGCTGTGTCTGAGATGGTTGTGGCGGTGCGCCGGTGAAGGCAGAAGAGGTCCCACAGGAGCTTATCGACATTTTGGACAAGCGTGCCGGCAAAACGCATAGCCGTACCGGCGTGGTCGTGGAATGCCTAGCGGAGATCCTGACCAGATATGATGAGATTAGATCGGGCGTGGTGCGCCGATGACTATTACAGAGGTACGGCAGGCGCTAGGCTCCTGGGAGCTTAGGCTACGTGAGAACACTCCGAGGGCGATCCTGGATCAGCTCGATTACTTCGGGCACATCGCCATTATCCCTAACAAGGTCAGCCCCGCCGAATACGGTGACAATCTCCTGGCTGCCGCTAGGTACGTCGGCGTGTACCGTAGCCGGTCTTCGGGGGATGACTTCCTATTGCGCGGCTCCGGTATGGCGTTCTGGCTGGGGGATGAGGACGGCAAAGGCGACGTCTTCGAGACGGCGGTAACGCTCACCGGAGCAACCTTCGCGGCCTCGGTGACAGCACTGCTGCCGCCGGGCGGTGCAATTACGGCCGGTGTGATCAACTCTGTGGCGGGTACATACACCGGAACGCATAAGTGGCAGACTTCGCGGCAGGCCCAAGACTACGTAACACAGCTCTTCGGGGCGGAGTGGCGTGTTACGAATGACGGCAAGCTCGACGCCGGGACGATAGCCCAGCTTTACGTGACCGATCCACGCGCAATCATTCTGCGCAAGGACGACGGCCTAGACCTCAAGCAGCGAGCCCTTCCGGGAAGAACGGAGATGGGACGTGACGCCGAGGACTTCACCACGCGTGTTGTACTGCTAGCCGAGGGCGAAGGCGACCAGATAGCGACCGGAGATGCGGATATAGTCTCCAATCCATTCAACGATATCCACGGCAACGACGTGCGGATGACTCGGCTAGTGAGCGAGAGCGATACCACGGCTGCTAATGCGGATCAGCGTGCACAGCTGCTGCTGAATCTGTATTCGGATGAGAGAGCGAGCGTATCCCTCTCGACGTCTACATACGACATCAAAGGTGATCTCGCAGTTGGGGATTACGTCAACGTCTGGGATCCGAATGTTGGATTCTATGACAATGTTCGAGAGGTCTACTGGAACGGTCAGCCCATTAATCCGATTGCCTTGCGAGTGGTCGAGATGACCTGGCCGATTCCGTCCGGCTGGACAGTCGCCTTCCGTCGCGGGGACGGCACATGGATCGATCTCAGCCCATATTATGCCGGGGAATCTGGCGAGACGACTGTAGTTGTCGGAGACCTCTCGCGCTCACTGGCCACCTCAGAGCCGATCGGCTTCCGGCCGAGCCTGCCTGACTCACCGACGTTGGACACCACAATCCCTGACTCCCCGGCTTTTACTGCTTGGTCCTTCGGAGCCTATCAGACCCCTGACGCCAGCACCACTAAGGCGGCTGTTCACATCACATGGAGCACGCCGCTCAACACTGACTCCTCGGTGATCACTGATGGTGCATACTATGAGATCCGTTACCGCGTCTCACAGGTCATCGGCTACCAGATCATGTGGGGTGCAATCCATAACATATTCCGCTGGGGCCAGTTGGCTGCGAACAGGTGGGGAGCGCCGCTAAGCGCGGCAGTATCGGCCGATCCCGAGTGGACCTACATCCAAATAGGGTGGGGTACGAATCAGACCACGATCATAGAGCTAACTCCTGGAGTCATATACGAGTTCCAGATTCGGGCCGTTGATAGCGCGAATCCCCCACACTTCGGGAACTTCTCGGCTAGCTCCTTCCAGACAACCACCGGAGACCTGTTTGCACCGAGCACTCCGGCCGCGCCTACCGTTGCTGGAAACCTCCTCTCTATCCAGGTGGTTCACAGTCTCGGCAAGGCGAGCGGCGGCACGTTCAACCTTGAAGCAGATCTGGTTCGGCTTAACGTCCATGTGGGCGGGAGCGATAGCTTCATGCCGAGTGACAACAACAAGGTAGGAGAGCTTACCGCCAACATAGGCATGATGAATGCCAGTATTCCGGCCGTGGGAACTTTCACGATCAGTCCCACCGAAACTGTGTTTGTTAAAGTGGTTGCTGTCGATCGCGCCGGAAATAAATCTGGCCCTTCAGTCGGATCGACCGTGACGGCTGTTCTGATTGACAACGAGCATGTCTCCTCGCTCTCAGTGAGTAAGCTGACAGCCGGGACAATCACAGCTAATTCCGTGTTGGCGGCGATGATTGAGGTGGGAAGCGGAGGCAACGTAACCGTCACAAACGGCGCCTTCAATGTTAAGGACGCAAACGGGAACATTATTGTCCGGATGGGCCTTCTCCCAGACGGAAAGTATGGCTTCCGTGTGGACGATGCGTCCGGCAACCCTCAGATCCGTGCGGGCGAGCTAGTGAGTGGTGGGTACGGAATGGAAGCGGTGGACGAGACTGGTGCTTTAGTCTCACTGTCAACGCTGGCATTTGGCACCGAGGCTGCTGGGGACTTCGGAAGCGTCGATATCCCGACTACCGGCGCACCTTTGTTCTATGCGATTGATCCTGACAATCTTTCGGTGAGAGTTCGGATCGGTACATCCCGACGGGCGATTGTGTTTATCGGGGCACAGATATTCCATGAATTGGATAACCCTCCGGGAACGTATGCTGACCGCTCCGGTTTCATCGGCTACAGAGTGACTGACCTTACCACGGGTGAGATGACATTCTCTCCGGGGAATAACGTCGCAGGTGGTGACCTCGGCGGTAATACGGGGGATCCGGATATCCCCTATGTCCCCGGGAACATGCATGTTGGTAATGCCTTCCTGATGTCGGGGGCATTCATATTTCCGACTGCTCCGGGGGATTACCTGTTTGAGGTCTGCTACATTAACCCCATTGGCGCAGTCGGCTATCAGAACCGGAATATAGTCGTACTTCCATACTAGGAGCGTGACATGGCCACACAGACAACAAGGCTCCTTCTGCGGAAGCCTGACCCGAACCCGACTACCGGTGATCTGGTAAATGTTGTCACTGACATCAACGACAGCATGGACAAGCTCGACGCTGCAGTTGGTCACCTGATCTGCACAAGCGGGACGCGTCCCACAGGGACGGATAGGTGGGACGGGCGGCAGATATACGAAACCGATACCCGACGCAACTATATGTGGTCAGCCGCGCTTACTACTTGGCTGCCGATGCTCATCGGCCGGGGTACGGATGGGCCATACCTCCTCGGGCAGAGCACTGACACAACAGGTCAGGGCATCAATGGCCAGGGAACCTCTGCAGGCACTGACATCTTCCGTACACGCGTAACAGGTGACGCTAATCCCCGATTGCAGATTCAGGCGGACGGCAAGATATGGTTTGGGCCGGGTACGGCCGGAACCAATGTGAATCTGTACTGGGGCGCGACGGATCAGCTGAAGACGGACGACCAATTCTCGGCCAACTCGCTCATAGCGACCACGACTATCACGGCCACTACGGCGGTAAATGGAACAACAGACGTCCAACGCGGTGGCGTATCTCTGGGCCGTGGACTACTGTTTCGGGCCAAACGTACGGCTGCTAAAACCTTGATCGCTGGAACAGAATTGGGATGCCTTCGACTCAATGCCACCCTTTTGGCTAACAGATCCTTCTTTATCGTTTCAATGGGATCGGTAAGCTCGACCGTGAATGAGGCTGCACAGATTTCAAATCTGTTCAGATTCAGCACAACCGGTGCGAATGCATCAACGGCTGATGCCTCGCTGGGCGGCTGGACTGGGCCTACTGTTGCCGGCAGTGGCGCGGGGAGCTATATCATCTACGCTCTCTATACGACTGGCGGGTCTAATGTGACGATGTCCGTCCTGCTTACGACTCGCCGCATATCAGGCACCGGCACGATTACTATTGCGGCTGCTGATGGTTCGGGCCCAGAGATCTGGTTTATTGATGCTGGCCCCTCGCTCACACAGACCGGTACGGACATATAATTGAGATCGGAGAAACAGATGATACTGGACACCAGAGGGCATCATGGCTGACGGCTTACCGCCTGTCGAGGGGGTCGACTACACCGGAGGCGCCAACATTGCACAGCTTGCTGCCGCAGGCAAGGTTTTCGCCTGCCGCTACGGCGGCCCCGGCGGGGCCTGGAAACACCTGACACTCGCTGAAGCGCAAGCTCTTTCGAGAGCCGGTGTGTCAATCGTCGCCAACGCCGAGGGCTCGGCGACCGGACTCATCAATGGCTTCCCAGCAGGTGCCTCGTGGGCGCGCGAAGCTGAAGCGCACTTCCTCGCGTGCGGCATGCCGCCGGACAGGCCGATCTACTTCTCGGTTGACTTCGATACCACGTCGGGTGACTGGGCTAAGCTGGACGCGGCGATGGACGGCGCGGCGAGCGTGATCGGGCGTGAGCGTGTTGGCGTGTATGGCGAGTTCTCAATCATTGAGCACTTTGCCAGCAATGGCAAGGCCCGGTGGTTCTGGCAGACACTTGCCTGGTCCGGCAGCAAATGGTCCCGGCACAACCACATTGAGCAGTACCACAACGACGTCCCGTTGGCCGGGATCCGACTAGACTTGAATCGCGCTTACGGCAAAGACTTCGGACAATGGATGATTGGAGCAGACGACATGACCCCGGACCAGGCCGCCAAACTTGAGGCCCTGTACCAGATATTCATTCCTGACCCGCCGGTGCGGGTGCAGGGCGCATGGACGCACACACGTCCGGACGGCCGCAGTGTGCCGATCAACCCGCTGTACAACGCAATCGACGGCGTGGCCGAGAAGGTCGAGAAGTTGGCCAAGCCGACCGCTCCGCCACCTGCACAGGTCGACATCGCGGCGCTGGTGGCGGCGCTGCGGCCGGAGCTTCAGGCTGCAGCCGAGGCCGCTGTGCGTCGGGTGCTCGGTGCGCTCGACGAAACCGATCTTTAAGGAGAAGGCAAGTGCTTGGAGTGGTCATTTCGGAGCTGACCCCATATGGCGTCCTATTGGTTTTTGTACTAATGGTCGGATTTGGGTTGCTTATCCCGCGACGAACCCACAACGAGCGCATCAACGATTACAAAGAACAGATAGTCCTCCTCCATAAGATTGTTGAGACGAGGGATCGGCAGCTTGCGATGGCTCTTGCCCCCGGCCACGCGGCTGTGAAGGCTCTGGAGGAAATCAAGGAAGTGGCGGCAAATAAATGAAGTTTAGATGGCCATGGAGTCCGGCTGAGCCCTCACCAGAGACCGTGAAGCTTCAGCAGAAGCTTAGGGAGGTACAAGGGGATGACAGGGTGGTGCGGGAGCTTTCTTCACGGGCAAAGAAGATCATAAATCATAATCACTTAGCAGCAGATATAGCAAAAGCCTTGGGGATACGATGAACTGGTCCCAAATCGTCCTCGCTTGTGTTACGGGTCTGGGCCTCGCAGACTGCGTCATCTTCATGGCCTGGTATGCGCGCCGTTCTAGGATGAAGTGGGCGCTGATCGAGCACGGCTGGTTCATCATGTACATAGCCTTTGCCCTCGGCTCGCTCTTCGGGTTGGTATTAGCTAATCAGATCTTCGGCAACTGGACAGGCCGGGTGGTCGTATCGATCATAGTCTTCGCACTGTTAGTTGGTGTCACTTTCTGGCTTCCTAGGATCCTATGGGTGTCCATTAGACTCGCGGAGAAGGAAGCAAAAGAGAAGAAGGAGAGATCGATATGAGATTGTTCGGGAGAGAGCCTGCACTGTGGCTGGGCCTGATCCAGGCCTTCGTCATGCTGCTGGTGGGATTCCAGTTTGACTGGTTGTCCCCCGAGCAGGCTTCGATTTGGATGTCCGTCGTTAATGCGTTGCTCGCCGTGGTTCTCGCTATCCGTGTTCGTCCAATAATGCCAGGCGTATACACGAGCGCCATCACGATCGTTGCGACGCTCCTAGCAGCGTATGGGCTGCACCTGAGTCAGGAGCTGGTGGCCAGCGTTAACGGGCTGGCCGTAGCGTTCCTGTTCTTCTGGACGCGCGGACAGGTATCCCCCGAGGAGGATGCGTACAAGACCGGCGTGCTCGGAAACAAGGTGACAACCGGACCAGTTCCGGACTAGCGGCAATTTTCCGGCTGGCGTAACGTTCTTCTTAGCCGAGGATATGACCGCAACGAGGGGTAGCCCTTCCAAGCACACCCTTCCCCAGCAGCCCTCGCCGGATCTCTCACCCGGCGGGGCTGCTCCCTTTTAGGCTACTTCCGCTCTGTAGTTTCCTGGCGTAGGATTTTGGTTGTTCGGGTGAGTGAGAGAACCGAGGAGGTACCCGATGAACGCGACAATCACCGGCGTAAGGTGCGCGAACCACAACGAGCGAACCTACCACACGAGCGCTGCCGAGGTCCGGAACTGCTTCCGGAATTCCGGTAAGGGATCGCAGCGAATCGAGAATCTGGACGATATCCTGGACGCGGCCTTTGACGTGCAGATCCAGGAACGCGAGCGCCAGGAAGATGAGGCAGTGGCTCGGGCGAAGATGGACTGCGACATAGCCGCGATCGGCGCTCCGGTCACCGAGGACGGTATGTACCGGAACCCCCAAACGGGTGAAATCTTCAAGGTCTACCGGACCGTTCACGGCGCCAACCAGCTGGTTGCTAAGCGCCTGATGATGCTGGATGATTCGTACTCCAAGACCGTTCGCGGCAAGCAGGTCGAGGTGAAAGCGGAGTTCGTCTACGCTGGTAAGGCCGGGCTGCGCGGATTGACCGCCGAGATGAAGATGACGCTCGAAGAGGGGAAGAAGTACGGCGCCATCTATGGCGTCTGCGTCCGGTGCGCCGCGACGCTCACGCGTGAGGAGAGTATCGAGCGGGCCATGGGTCCGGTCTGTGCCGGGAAGGCGAACTGGGCATGAGCTTAGGGGCCAAGATAAAGGTCACCGGCTGGATGGTCCACCCTGGCTCTAGTAGCCGGGGTGATCGCCTTCCACGATGAGTGGGGGGGGGGGCCGGATCCCCGGAGCGATACCGAGGACGCGGTTGTGGCTCATGCTCAGTGGTTCCGTAGCCGTGGCACCAACCCAATTGAAGTCACGGTGACGACCGAGGGCGTACAGCTGTTGGAGGATCGCCTGGTTACTTCACCCTGGGATCGGACCTTCCGTGTTCCTAAGGGGGCAACCGTGACCGCCCGGTTCATTCAGAAGGGGAATCCTGGGCAGTTGATCTGCCGGATTGATCGCCCGGAACGAATCGGCACCCCGAGGAAACTGGAAGGTCCGGGCCAGCTTACCTGCATCGGATAAGAATATATCCATACCCCCTTCCGCAACCGACTGCAGTTGGCGTAGGATGAGGGAGTAACTGAATAAAAGCCGGGTGGCACCGCTCCGAGGAAGTGCCCCCGGCCTCATCTAAGAGGGAGGGTCTCGTGAGTGAGAGCACGGGCACCGAAGAGACATTCAGCGCCGAGACGCTTGAGAAGATGGCCGCGAAGATTCGCGCGCTTCTCGCGAAGGCTGAAAGCACCAAGTTCCCGGAGGAGGCAGCTGCGTACCACGCGAAGGCCGAAGAGCTTCGCCGCAGGTACCAGATAGCCGAGGAGGGGCTGATTGCCCAGGACCCCTTCTCCATCGCTCCGATCGTCCGGGACATCACCATCACCGATGACGGCTCGGACTTCTACATGCATCACGTGAGCTTGTGGGCCCACTGCTGCGCTCATGTTGGAGCCTTCTATCAGGCTCGCTGGGTGGGGCGGGGTATCGTGGCCCGCGTGGTTGGATACGCGTCGGATATCCGACTGGCCGAGGGGCTGTACCAGTCCGCCTGGCTCACCATGATCGCGCAGCTGGAGCCGAAGGTTGATCCAGACCTCTCGGACAAGGAGAATGTTTACCGCCTTCGTAACGCTGGCTTCGAACGGAACGACATCGCCTGCATGCTGTGGGAGTCCCCCAAGGGGAAGGGAGGCCACGCCGCGCACGCGAAGGTGGGGAAACTCTACGCCGAGGCCTGCCGCGAGAAGGGCGAGCAGCCGCTAGTCGCCGGTAAGGGGATCAACAAGATGGTTTATCGCGAGCGGTATGCCGATGGTTTCGTCACCCGCTTCTACGCGCGACTGAACGCAGCGCGGGATGCGGTGGATTCGGTCCACGGCGCGCTTACCCTCCACGGACGCGAGCAGCGGGTGAAGGAAGCCTTCTGGACGGAGTTCCCCGAGCAGCACCCGGAGGCCAGGAAGGCCGCAGCAGAGCGTCGCAGGGCTGAGGCTGAGGCCAACCCGGTAGCAGCGAAAGAGCGGAAGTGGACCAAGGCTGATCAGACCCGCTACGAGCGGAACCACCGCTCAGCGGCAGCGCTCGCCGGTGACCGCGCCGGGCGGTTGGCAGCCGATAAGGTAGAGATCAGCCGGACCACTGAACCGGCGAAGCGCGTCGAGGAAAGCAAGCCAGCTCCAGGGGGTGCGATAGCCCTCGGTGGCTGAGCGTAGAGGATTGGGGTGGCCGTAGTAGCTCACTGCAGCGGTGCGGTCACTCCTTTTTGTGCTGGTAAAAATGCCATCCTAGGACAGCAGCAAAAAATCTTGCACATCCGTGTTAGCCATCTCGACTGCACATGGCGTAGGATGGTGTTGTAAGCGAAGAACCAGCCGAGTGAGAGCGGTGAGGGAAATGGCTAAGAAGATCTGCAACATCTGCAACACCCGCCCGGTGGATAAGAACGCCGGAATCAGCGACGCCTGCGTGCCGTGCTACGAAGAGGGCGCCTGGGAGAACCAGCACCAGGACGACTCTCACGAGTTCTTGAACGGGGTGGCCGAGGCCGCGAAGACCGCTAGTGCGGTAGAGCTTCGGAAAGTCGCCAGGATGGCCGGGATCAAGAACGCGGGACAGCACAAGTCCGCCGAGCTTCGCGCGATGATCGCGGACGCGGTCGGCGCAGTTCAGGCCGGTTGCTGGATCTGCCACCCGGAGCTGAACGAGGCCCAGATGGAGGACGCGACCATCATCAACTTCGTGAAGCCGGAGCGCGCCAGCCGCAAGGGCCAGATCATCAACGTGCCGCTGCGCGCTCCGGGCGAGGTCAAGGCGGCCGTGGTGGCCAAGGCGGCACCCGAGGCTCGTGTGGAGACGGAGAAGCTCGGTACTGTCCGACTCGACCTTACCACCTCGGCTTTCGTGCTGATCCTCGCGTGGGATGCCGAAGGACGTTACGACTACTCGCGGTCAGTCGCGGTCGTGGACGGCAAGGCCCGTAAGGTCCGGAACGTGGCCGAGGCTCTCCGCCTCATCAAGAACGCTTAGTCAAGACAGGGAGGGATTTCGATCCCTCCCCCTATTCCGTTCTTGATTGCGTCTGGAGTAGGGTAATCAACAGAAGCCTAGTGAGAGGGGCATGGAAATGGCTAAGAAGATCGATATAGGGACGCGGGCAGGCCTGCTGGCGAGTCTCGCCGAAGATCCCTGTTTGGACGATTCTTGCTCGGTGAGCACCCACGCCTGCTATCCGGGTCAGTGGACGGTCCACGGGCCGCACCACTACGAGGTCACCCGGCAGAAGTGGCAGGGCGGAGGCACAGAGATGCTTCACTGCCCGGGGAAGACCGAGGCCACGAAGCTCTGAGACGAGAGGGTAATCAACAGAAGCCTAGTGAGAGGGGCAAAAGAGGCATGAAGCACTTGGTCGATATTAAGGGCAGCGACTTTGAGGGTTGGTGGTACGTCTGTGCCTGTGGGGTCGAGGGGGCCCTGTATGAGACGAGGATTGCGGCCGAGATGGAATCTGAAATCCATATGATAGCAGAGTCCGAGCCTGCCTGAGAGCGAAATCCGATACCATTGCTGAGGGGAAGTCTGTGCTTAAGAAGGTTCTTGTTTGGGGAGGGATCGCCTTCCTGGTGTTCTTCGTCGCGTTCCGCCCTGGAGCGGCGGCGGATGTGGTGGGGGTGTCGGGGCAGACTGCGATCGACATCTTCACGGCGGTTGGAGAGTTCTTTAATTCTCTGGTGGCCTGAGGCCGGAGGGCGGGAGCCGAGCCTAGCTCGGATCCTCGCCCAGGCACCTCAGTGTGCTGGAAAGGGGAAGAACCGTGAAAATCACGGTGGGGAAAGTGGTCGCGTTGGTGGTTATCTTGGCCATGGTGGCCGGTCTCCGCGAGTGTGACAAGCAGGGTTGGTTCAACAATCCGATGGACAAAGTCCCGTCTGTGGACATCAACAGGTAAAGGGGAAGAAATGCTCAAGAAGGTAGTGGGATTCGGCATCGCGCTCCTGGCTATCGTCACGATCTTCGTTGGCTGCGCTACGTACGACTCGTGTCAGCGGCACAAGGACACCCGGCCGTGCTTCGGTTCGTCACCGCAGCGCTGACATGGCTGGGCTCCGGGAAGGGGTATCGGAAGGGCTCCTTCCCGGAGTAGAATAACAGCACAAGGACCTAGTGAGAGAGGTTTTCGAAATGGCAACAACGACAGCAAACAAGCACGGTCTTCGCGCTGCAGCAACCGAGCGACGGAACAAGCATTCCCAGCGCACCCCACTCCCGCCCAAGGGTGGTGTGGAGCCGGTGGAGACTCCGGCGAACGCAGCCCGGTACGGCCAGATGACGCAGTCGCAGCTGTGCAAGCTCGCGGAGAGCCTCGGAATCACCGCTAGCGTGGACGCTCCCAAGGGAAAGCTGCTAACGGCTATCCTCGCCAAGGAGCGTGAGCTTCGGGCTGCTAGCGTGTGCCCTAACCCCTCGTCCAAGGAGGGGCAGCCGAAGCAATGGGCTAGCGTCTCCGAGGAGGCGCTGGACCAGTCGAAGTCATGGGCGAAGGCTTCTGCGCTGATGGCTGAGGCCATCGGGCACGGATGGGACTGCAACCCTGCCCGGTACGAGGATGACGTGGTGGAACTGCTGATGAAACGCGGGCTTGAGGCGCTGTGGATCTCCTGGACTAACGGCGTTCTCACCACCAACCCTATGCCCACATATACGGTCTCCGACCGCACCATCAAGCTCCGGAACGCCAGCGCCGTTAAGCAGCATCTCGCACGTTCGCCGGAGGCCGGGCAGGCGGACCTGGATCGGGTATCCAAGAACCAGTTCTTCCGCCGGAAGCCGACTGAGCCGAAGCGGCAGGCCCTGCCCTTCGACGTCAGGCTGGCGACCGATGAGGAAGTGCTGGCTGCGCTTAGCGGTAAGGCCGTCACATGGCACAACCAGTACCGCGAGTTTGAAGAGGCGGCAGTGGTGGGAGTGCGCGGCGGCAAGCAGCCGATCGAGCTTCGCCCCCGGGCGGACGGGGAGCGTGTGCTTTGGTTCTGCTGTCCTGAGGGCGGGTTCCGGGCGTTCGCGCTCAGCCAGCTGACTCGGGTCGGATCCCGGAAGTTCCGCACCCGTGGGCAGAGCAATAGCGGCGCCTACGCTGCTGTGGAGGTGGAGTAATGGGAACTGGTACCATATTCGACCTTCCTTGGCCGTACTGGCTCGTAGGCTTTGGCCTCGCGGTGGCGCTCGGAATGATCGCCTACCTGAACATGCGGCGGCACAAGTGAGCGCGCGACCGGACGGCCACGGCAAGTACTGCAAGTGGCCACACGGATACCCCTGCCGCGAGTTCTCTACTGATGGCACGGCGACTGGCGCGCTAATAGCGCACTCGCTCGGAACCACGAGCGAAGAGGAAATCATCCGAATGTATGACAGAGAAAATGCATTCGTCTCGGATATTGCATCCGAACAGGACGACTGGGACAATGACCTGCTATAACGCCATTCGAGCGTAGTCGAGAGCCGGGTTGAGTTTTGACTCCCCGGCTCTTCCTTCTCCTCTATCCAATTGCCAAGCAATAGGCCATATGCCCTGCTAGGAATGCTTTATCCCAAGATGGGAAAGCGCTTTCTGATGGCAAATTGATTTGCGTTAAAAATCTTGCAGAATTTGCCATTCTAGGCTTTTGAATTAGCCATCTATAGGGTACAGTTGTTGATGGAAGGGCAAGAACACCAGATCCCGGGAAGGGGAAAGAAAATGAACCAGATCAACACCATCCAGGAGAGCAAGAAGGTCAAGACCGTCAAGGCGATCGTTAAGGGCTACTTCGCCGGAGCGCTGACCGGGAGCTTCATCCACATCGTCACCTCCGCCGAGAAGATGGGCGGCCACGGAGTCGAGGCGTACGCCACCCCGTTCATGATCGATGGACTCGCGGTGATCGGGATGATCATGCGGAGCGAGGACTTCAGCAAGCGGACCAACAAGATCGGCTTCATCGTCCAGTGTGTGACCGGCTCGATGAGCCTGGCGATGAACGTGTACGCTGCCAAGAGCCTCTTCGGGGTGCTGTTCGGTATCGCGGTGGTGGCCTGCTTCATCCTGGCGGAGTACCTCGGCGGAGTGATCGAGGGCCGCGAGGTTGACATGCGAGAGGCGTGGGCGCTGCAGGAGCAGGCCGCTCAGCAGGCCGCGCAGGCGATCATCGATGCCGAGGCAGCTCGGGTGCAGGCCGAGGCCGACGCGCTGGCCGCGAAGAAGGCCGCGACCCAGGCGAAGCGCGCAGCGACGATCAAGCGGAACAAGCGGGCCAAGGTCCAGCAGGAGAAGGCGCTGGAGAGCCTGGTAAACGGCTGAGGAAGACCTCGAAGAGGGGCAGGGAGTGAGAGCCCTGCCCCTCTTCCGTGTCCGGGCTGTATACGGTAGGGTATGCAGTAGGAAGTCCTAGTGAGAGAGGTAATCGATGATCGAGAGGTTGTTGGCCTTGGCACCTAGCCCAAGTCCCTCGCCCAGTCCGTTCCACCTGAATGAGACTGGATTCACGCTCCTGGTAGGCACGATGATCATCGGCGCGATCGGGCTGTGGATCCTGTGGAACGTCCTCAGGAGATCTAGCAGCAAGGACTGATCCGGCCCCTTGGCCCTCGGGGCGGGTGTGACCCGAGGGTTCTGGAGTTCGATCGGTGCTTAGGGAAGGGCCAGTCATGATCGAGATCGACATCGTGGGGAACCGGATTCACCTCACGTCGCCGTACGACCCGCGTACCGTCGCGGCCTGCAAGCGAGTGCCCGGAGCCAACTGGGCAAAGACCGTTGGGGCCTGGACATTCCCGGCCACGATCGAGACCTGCCTGCTGCTCCGGGCGGAGTTCGGTGCACAGCTCAAGATCCGGAAAGCGCTTTCCCATTGGTATCGTGACGCCAAGATCGCTCGTGAGCAGATGGCTGACCTGAACCTGATCGGGGCTGCGGTCGCCCTCCCCCGGTTGGAGAAGCTAGCTCCGGCGCTGCATGAGGCGGTGACCGTAGGAAGGCGGTACCAGTCACGTGGCGCTCGGTTCATGGTGGAGGGTGGAGCGACGATCATCGCTGATGACCCCGGGCTGGGGAAGACGCTGGAGGTGCTCGCTGCGATCGTGGAGCACGGACTGCCGGGACCGTATCTGGTTGTCTCACCGAAGACGGCTGCCACGAGCGTCTGGCCGCGTGAAATCCCGCGCTGGATTCCCGAAGCGAATGTGATCGAGCTACCCGAAGGCCGGGCGAAGCGCGACGCCATCCTGAGCGGCCTGGTGGAGGTCTACAGGCAGAACCAGCTGGGGGCGACCGGCTTCGACCTCTCCAACACCTGGATCTCTGTCCACCCCGAGGCCGTGCTCACGAAGAGCTTCTGGGACTGTCCGGAGATTATCAAGGGAAGCCTTGAGTCCACTGGGGCTGAGGTGGCCACGGTCTGCGGCGTATCGACCCCTTACACGCGGAAGCCGACTCCGGAGCTGGCCTGTGGGCACGAAAAGCCGAAGGGTCTGAAGGTCCGGAACGAGCACACGTTCCCGCAGCTGTTCGAGATCGAGTGGGGCGCGCTCGTGGTGGACGAGTGTCACGAGAGCCTTGTGATGAAGAGTGGTACCCCTACCCAACGTCGCCGTGGTTTGGAGCTTCTACGGCCACGAGAGGGTGCTTTACGTGTGGCCTCCTCAGGCACGCCGTTCCGCTCGAAGCCGGAGCAGCTGTGGGGTGTGCTGAACTGGCTCCGGCCGAAGGTCTACTCAGGCAAGTGGGGCTGGGTCAAGAAGTACTGGGAGACCGGAGGGTTCACGGGCTGGGAGATTGGTAAGATTCGCGAGGACCGTGAAGAGATGCTGTGGGCCGACCTGGGTGGGATCATGCTCCGCCGGACCAAAGCCGAGGTGGCGCCGGACCTCCCGCCCAAGACTTACGTCGGGACTCCACTCGACCCGAGCGACGCCAACTCGCCGGTGGGGATCTGGCTCCCCATGAGCAAGTCACAGTCGCGCGCCTATAAGCAGATGACGCAGCAGAGCTTCGCTGAGCTAGGGGGTGGAAGTCGCCTGGAGGCGATCGGGACGTTGGCCGAGCTTACCCGGCTCCAGCAGTTTGCTTCGAGCTACGGGACGATCGACAGCAAGGGCGACTTCATGCCTACCATACCTTCCAACAAGCTCGACTGGCTGGAGGAGTTCCTGGAGTCGCTCGGGATCCCGAAAGAGCCCACAGGAAAGGTCATCGTGGTTTCCCAGTACACGCGGCTGCTGCGTATGCTCTCGTTCGGCCTCTCGGCCATTCAGTCCGGAGTTGGATGCATGCTGACCGGCGAGGTCACCGGGGCGAAGCGCCGGGACACGATCGACCGGTTCAACGAGCCGGTGGGCTCCGACTCGCCGCACGTGATGTTCATGAACGTCAAGGCCGGAGGTACCGCCATAACCATCGACTCGGCCGACGACATGGTGATCTTAGATGAGGCGGATCCAGACACAATGACGCAGGTAGAAGACCGGATCCACCGTGTCAGCAACCCCCGCCCGGTGCGCTACCACTATCTGCGCTCGATGGACTCAGTGGATGTCGGGATCTCCCTGGTGAATGCAGACCGCTCTGCACAGGGAAGACGACTGCTAGACGGCCGTCGTGGAGTAGAGTTCTTCCGCAAAGTGTTGGAGCTTTCCTGATGGCGATTTTGGTCTGGTGGTTGCTGACGGTTTCGGTGGTAGGGGTGCTTGCCTGGAACCTCGGCGTACGCCGTGAGCGCGGCCGTCAGGCTAAGCTGGAAGAGATTCAGCGGATGACAGCGATTGAGACTAAACGCAAGAAGGGCACAAAGCTTCGCTCCATACGAGTGAGACGTTAGTGCTTTCGCCAGTTCCGGATAGCAGATATTATCAGGGGACTTAACTGAGCAGACAGGAGAAGCAAGTGGCTCGTGAAACCGCCGAGATGGACCTGGAGGTCTACCTCACGAAGGCCGCGACGGACCTGCAGGAAAGGTTCGCCGATTGGCTGAAGGACACCGTGGGGTACGACCCCAGCAAGGCTAAGACCAAGGATGAGGCTTTCAACGAGGGTGTCAGGCTGGCCACGGCGCTCCGGATGGCGTTCCAGCGCTCCGATGAGAATCAGGAGGTGCTGAACGCTCGCCGTGAGGAGCGCGAGACCGACGCGCCCGAGGACAAGCCCGCCAAGAAAGCTGCATCGAAGGCCGTAACCTCGGACGGCAAGGCGAAGGTCAACTCCAAGATGTCCAAGAAGGCCGTGGCTCCGGTTGCGGATGAGGAGTCCGAGGAGCCGCCTGCCAAGACGGCCAAGCGCACCACGAAGAAGGCTGCGGCGGCACCGGCCACGCCTGCCCGGAACAAGCGCCGTGTCTCGGCTCCGGTCGAGGATGACGGTGAATCAGCTCCCTTCTGATCCCGGGCTGAGGCGGTGATCGAAGGTGAGCGGGAAGCGAGACGGCTGTGATGCGGCAGCCGTAGGGTAGTGGCTCGCGTGCCGGGATGGGGTTAGTCCGGTGCTTGGGGTGGTAGCTCAATGGTAGAGCGCAGCCAGTTCCTTTAGGGACCACGCTGAGGTAGCAGGCTCGATCCCTGCCCGCCCCTCTGGAGGAAGCATTGATGTTGATGCGTTTGCAGCATGGGATTCGCGGCCAACTGGCGTATACGACCCCCACGCCGAAAGTGCTGCAAAAGAAGCGGGTTAAAGTCCCGCCCTCCTCCCTTTGAAGGTGAGTGAGAGCACCGGAGGTAGAGATGCGTTGGAAAGTAATGGTTTGGTGGGGAGAAGAGAGCGAGGGGTGCGGAGCTGACCCGCGCTTCTTCCGCAACAGCAAGGACATGAAGGCCTTCCTGGATAATGAGGTCTTCTGTCTAAGTCATGATTGTCCCTTGCCGCAAAAGGTGATTGTTGAGAGGGTAGGATCCTAGGATGGCTCTCGATCTCACCGTCACGCCGCAGGTACGCGGTTCCGAGCGCGCCTTATTCAAGCGCTGCCCGTGGGCGTGGCAGCAGGCCTACCGGCAAGGTCTGAAGCCGAAGCGTATCCGGGATCCGCTATGGTTCGGCGAGCTTATCCACATCTGCCTAGCCGGGTGGTACCAGCCGGGGATGAAGCGAGGTCCGCACCCGGCAGAAGCCTTTGTGAAGCTTGCTGACGGTCAAGAGAAGACCCGCTATTTCAAGACCGTCGAGGCAACCGATGAAGAACGCGCGAAGTACACGGATATGCGTGATCTCGGCGTCATCATGCTGGAGGGATATGTTGATCTCTATGGGCATGACGAGCAATGGGAAGTCCTCAGCCCCGAGAAGACTTTCAGCTTCAGCATCCCCTTCATGGACCACTGGACGGGCGAAGCTCGCGAGTTCCTGGCGCGATATGTCGGCACCTATGACCTCGCATTCCGGGACCTCGCTACAGGCTGGATCTGGCTCGGCGAGCACAAGACCGCCAAGTCAATCCGCACTGACCACCTGAAGCTAGACGACCAGGCTGGGCCTTATTTCGCCACAGCGCGGCAGACTCTCCTGAAGGCCGGGCTGATGAAGCCGAAGGAGTACTTCAAGGGGATCCTGTATAACTTCCTGCGTAAGGGCCTGCCTGATCCCCGGCCAGTCGATCCGCAAGGTTACTTTGTCAACAAGCCTACCAAAGAGAGCTACATCGCCGCTATTGAGGCGTATCAACCAGACGCGCTCACCGGGAAAGAGACTTTGGCTAAGCTCGCACAGGTGGCTGATGCACTCGGCGTAACAGTCCTGGGGGAACGCTCGAAGGTCCAGCCTGCGCCGCTATTCCTTCGTCACCCAGTTATCCGCACTAGGGCCGAGCAGGCGAGTCAGCTTCAACGGATCCAGAAGGATCTCACGAATATGGAGATGGCCCGGCGTGGAGAGATCGAGATAACGAAGACCACCCACTGGAGCTGTGCAAGACTTTGTGACTTCTATGACATGTGCACGCTGCATGAATCTAGCGGCAATTGGAAGGACCTCCGTAACATTGCATACAGGGTAGAGGATCCGTATGCAGCCCACAGGAAGTCCACCGACGAGATGGGAACTTTTGAGCTATGAAACATAATCAGAGGCCAGCCGAGGTGGAGAACCTGGCAGATAAGGTCCGGCCCATAAGAAGAAGTCTCCGGCGGCACACCGCCACCTCCTGGGGCGGGACGAAGGGCGGCCCGCGCCGGAAGAAGACCGGCCAGCCGCAGTGGTTCCAGAAGATGAAGTGGGAGCGTGAGCGTAAGGCTTACCTTTCGGAACTCCCGATTGGTGAACTAGCGACACACGGCGTCTGTACCGTGAAGCAGGCCCTTACTCTGGAGCGCAACGGTATAAAGACTGTCTGGGACTTCGTGGATGCAAACTACACGTCTCTGCTGAAGGTACCCGGGTTCGGCGAGAAGACTCTGGCGAAGCTGTGGCATGACGCGGAGATCAAGGGCAAGCTCAGCATGAACTGGAGCCCTGCCGATGGCCGGTAAGGTCACGCCGGGATCGGCTAAGGCCCAGGGTCGTCAGGGCGCTAAGACAGATCTTCAGGTAACCTCGCCGAGCGACTTCGCGAAAGCAATCGCAGAGCTAGACGGAGACTGCGAAAGCAAGAATATGCTGCTGTACGGCGACTCGGGCTGTGGAAAGACAGTAGTCGCCGGATCCGCACCTAACTCGCTGATCCTGGCCTGCGAGCCTGGATACATCAGCGCTGCACCGAATCGCTGGGATCTCCCGTTGGGTAAGCGCGAGGTCCGGCCGATCCCGAATAGTTCAGTCCTCCTGGGCGGGCTGGATTGGCTGGAGGCTGGCGGGCACAAGAAGTACCAGTGGGTTATCCTGGAGGGTGCATCTACGCTAGACAAGAAAGTCCGTCTCAACTTCGCCGCAGAAGCCTTCGATCACAATCCGCAGGCGCGCGTTCACCGGAACCTCCCTATGGAGGCCGACTACTTCAACACGCAAAACTACATGATCGGCGTCATCTCCCGCCTGATCGACCTTCCGGTTAATGTCCTCATCACCGCACACTCTATGACCATGGACGACGATGAGGGCAATGTCCGTGTGATGCCTGAGTTCCAGAAGAAAGGCGGTGGGCTTAGCAATTACGTCAGCGGCCTGTGCCACGCCGTTGGGTACATGCGCAAGCGATCCTTCGAGGACAAGAAGACCAAGAAGATTCGCGAGGTCCGGCGGATACTCTGGCAGCAGTGGGTAGATCCAAAGACGGAGACTGTCTATTTCGCTAAGGATCAATTTGACGCCTTCGGGCGCTACACCGACGATACCAACATATTCGAGCTTATGGCCATGATTGGGCCAGGAGAAACAGAGGAGTAACATGGGAAAGGTGAAGTGGGGCGGAGGCCTCAGCGGCGAGGACTTCGACAGTGCGGAACGGCAGCAGTTCGCACCGTATGCGGGTCCTCCGGTGCCCAACGCGCTCTACTGCTGGAAGATTAAGATGCTCAAGCGCTCCAAGACTTCGAACAACAACGATCAGCTGATCATCGGCCTGGAGTTGACTCCCCGGCGGAGCCGACCGGATGAGAAGAAGTATGCGGGATACTACATCACCGACTACCTGGTGATCACGCCGGATACCCTGTGGAAGGTGGCCCCGTTCCTGGACGCTATCGACGTCACCGGGGCTGAGTTCGCCGAGCGCACCGTTGTCGAGAACGAGGCTGACCGTTTCGGATCCAGGAAGATTACCAAGATCGGAAGCTGGGTCAACAACGGCAAGCAGTATGTCATGGGTACGCTCACCGATGGCCAGGACCGCGACGGCAACCCAAAGAAGGCCATCGGCGGGTATTGGCCGATCCCGGATCCCGAGAGCAGCTCTGCCGCCGAGGCCGACGAAGAGGAAGACGACGGCGAGGAAGAAGACGAGCGCCCACCGGCCAAGAAGACCGCAGCGAAGAAGGCCACTCGCCGTGCGCCGGAGCCGGAGCCGGATCCCGACGAGGAGGAGCAGGAAGAGGAGGAGACCCCTCCGCGCAAGGCTACGAAGAAGGCTGCTCCTCGGCGCGCTGCCGACGAAGAGGAAGACGACGGCGAGGAACCTCCGTTCTAGGATCGGCATCCATGCAGGGGGCGGCTGGTTTCTCCGGCTGCCCCCTCTTTCCGCAGAAGTCCAGGAGGGGATAGGCTATGAGTTTATATCCGATCGTTTACGAACTTCCTGACGAACAGCTCATCAGGCACCTTGAAGAGCAACACCCGGAAGACTTAGCAATGGTATTCACGGAAGGGCACCGGCGCTTCTCCTCCAGGCGGACCTGGGACGTGTATCATGACCACTGGTTACATAGAGCAAAACCAGGCGAGCCGACTCACCAGCACGCCGGATACCTCTGGACAGGTTGGGAAAGGGAAACAGTGAAAGTAGTAACCGGCTGGAAGCAGATGACGCGCTGTACCTGTCTTCACCCGCCTAGCCACCAGTCTGACTGCCCGGGGCGGCAGGGCGTGGTGGTCCTCGGCGAAGACAACGCAGGACCGAGCGCGCGAGAGAAGATGTGGGAGGAGCTAGACGGCTTGACGGATCTCCTTCTGACTCGTAAGTCCAAGCAGGAGGCGACCGAGCAGCAGGTTAGGGCGGGCACGATAGCCTGGTGCCTGGCGTTGCTCGATAGCCCTTCGGACCCCGATATCACAGCCGTCCGCAAGGAGGCCATGAAGCGCTGGAGGGAGAGGAATGCCTGAGAACGGAAGTGGGTTCCATATCGACCCGAAACGCAACATCATCACGCGCGCAGTTTTCCATGCAGCCGACAAGAAGGCCGGTATGGATCTCTTCGAGCTGGAACGAGTCATCAAGTCCCTCAGGGACCAACCGGGGTGTTCACCTAGAGGTTACAAACTCAAAGCCGTTCTGGGCTGGAGACAGCAATTGCAGCAACTAGACTTCACGGAGGCGGACGATGCGTTGGAGGCCTAGGGCACTAAAAGTCGCTATCCTAGGATGCGGTCCTACCGGTCTGTTCGCTGCTCATGCGTTCACTGCGCTGGGCTATGGCGATGTGACGGTTTTCAGCCGGAAGCGCCGTAGTGAGATGTTCGGCGCGCAGTACCTGCATCAGCCGATTCCCGGCCTCACCGAGGGCGAAGGACAGAGCATCAGCTATCGTCTGCGCGGAACACC